TTTACCTCATACCTATAGTAACCCAGATGTCTTTATAAGACATAGTTGTTTTATTCCCCGCCGACTGATGGGGACACGAACTCGTCTTTTTCTGCGTCGTATGTGTCGCCAATGCCAGCATATTTGCCGCGAAAATTTCCGTTATAAGAAGTTTGTTTCCACGTGCCGCTCAATCCGATTGAGGCGATGAACGCCTGACCAACCGACTCGCTTGCTGGGAACTCTCCGCCGCCGCAATCGCCGTTGGCAATCACGATGACTTCTCTCACGGTGTCGTTTTCGACTCTCGCAAAATGTGCCATATGTTTTATACCTCCTGAATGTTTGATTGTATTAGAGATTTCATCGTCAGACCTTGAACCTTACGAGAACGATACCGCCACCGCCGTTGTAGCCCGAAGTAGTCGTACCTGAACTCGTGCTACGACCACCACCGCCTGCGCCCGTATTTGTGCCGCCAGCAGTCCCAGCGACGGTATTGCTTGAACCGTTGCCACCACCGCCCACGCCGCCTGTTCCGCCTGTCGTCACACCGCCACCGCCACCGCCGCCTGCGTAGCGTGTCGTGGCTACGCTTTCGCCTCTGAATGTTGAAGCGTCGTACCCTGCGCCACCTGCGCCACCCGTGTTGGCCGTACCAGCCGACCCGACTGCCGTGAAACCGCCGCCGCCGCCACGACCTGTTCGGTCTGAATGTGCCGCACCGCCTGCGTAACCCGTCACCGTAGAGATGTACGGCAAGGTCGTCGTGTCGGCGGTGTTGAAAAGACCCGCACCAGATGCGCCATTTGAGTAGGAGTTGCGACTGCTACCGCTGAAATGACCTGAGCCACCGCCCATAGACAACATCACGAGACTTGTGCCGATGTAAGACGGCGAACCTTGTGCGATGTTCTCAGTCGCCGCTGTTGCAGATGCGCCACCGCCGACGACGATTTGAGTATTCGTGTCAAGATAAACAGTCGTCTGCGTCACTTGTCCTGCGCCGCCGCCACTACCAACTTCATTGTTGGCGGAACTCCCACCAGCACCGCCGCCACCGACACACATAATGTCAAACAGACCAGCCTTCGTCACCGTCAAAGTACCCGATGCGGTGAACTGCAAGATTCTGTAGTTCTGTCCGTTGATTGCCACTGGGTCGGCTATCACCGTTCCGCCAGTGGCGGTTCCATAAAATCCCGCCGTATCGGTCACCGATGTGGTTCCCGCAACGACGAAACTTCCCGACGAGGTGAATGTGTGAACGGTGTAAAGAGGTGTTCCTGCTGGTGCGACTTCTTTTGTGCCGCCAGTTACGCTCAGACCTGTTGCGTCACTGGTCAGGTATCTGATAACGACGATGCCCGAGCCGCCGTTGCCTGCTAAACCATCATAGTTGGGACCTCCACCGCCGCCACCTGTATTATTGCCACCGTTGCCGCCTGCACTATTATTAGCACCACCTGAACCGCCGCCCCCAGCACCACCAGCACCACCACTGCTGTAACCACCACCACCGCCGCCGCCCGCGTAAGTCACCGATGAGCCTGTGTACGAGTTCGCCGTTCCTGCGCCACCGTTGCCGCCTGCGTTCACACCCCCGTTGCTGCCCGCAGACGATGCACCACCACCCCCACCACCGCTTCTTGTGCCTGCTGCGCCACCGTTATTTCCCTCGCCAGAAATGGCAGTGCCACCAGCCCCCGAATAAGAACCGCCGCCGCCACCAGACGAGCCGTTTCCACCTCTTGTTGGACCCTCCGTTCCAAAACCCTTTCCACCGAAGCCCCCACCGTTGGCAGACGAAATAAAAGATGACGCACTGCCGTTGAAACCCACTCCTGACTGACCAGAACCCTGTGTCCCACGAGAACCGCCAGCACCGACCTTTACCGTGTAAGTCGCCTTGCCGATAATGCCGCTACCCGTGACGAACCCGCCCGCACCGCCACCGCCCGAAGAATAATCCGTATTGGCATAACTGGTTCCAGCACCGCCGCCGCCACCGACGAGCAGATACTCGACGGCAAGAGTGTTGCGTTCCCTCAACACCTTTGGTCTACGTGCATTAGAGACGCTCATTATGAAACCGTCAAACTTCCCGAACTATTGAAAACAAAATATGAATAGCCGCCGCCTGCGTCGGTCGGTGTCGCTGATGTTGCGCCGCTTGCGCTCACCGTCAAACCTGTTGCGTTCGCAGTCAGGTATCTGATGACGACACGACCCGAACCGCCTGCGCCTGATGTGAATGACGCACCGCCACCGCCGCCACCTGTGTTCGCCGTGCCAGCCGTACCGTTGTTGCCACCAGCACCGCCGCCACCCGAACCGCCTGTGGTCGCCGCATCACCACCACCGCCGCCACCGCCCGAATAAGTCACCGATGAACCTGTGTAAGAGTTGGAAGAACCTGCGCCGCCGTTGCCTGAAACACCGTTGCTAGCGTTGCCACCAGCACCACCAGCACCGCCACCGCCGCCTGCGCCGTTCGGCTTATCGTAAAGCGAAATCGTTGCTGAGTTGCCGCCTGCGTTGCCCTCACCGCTTACCGCCGTACCGCCGTTGTAGGCAGCGCCGAATGCACCTGCGCCGCCGCCTGAGCCGCCGCTACCGCCGTCACGGGGACTACCTGCGCCGCCACCGTTAGCCGATGAAATAAACGATGACGCTGAACCGTTATTACCTGTGAAAGTTCCCGACGCACCACCAGCACCGACCTTCACCGTGTAAGTCGCTTTGCCGATTATCCCTGAGCCTGTGACGAACCCGCCGCCACCGCCACCGCCACCGCCGCCTGCGCCAGCACCAGCGTTATAAACGCCGCCCGAACCGCCGCCACCGACGAGCAAGTAGTCGACGCTCAACGTTTGAGGACCAAGCCTTGTGGCTCCATAGACGGATTCAATACCCATCTAAATCACGCAACCTCTTTTTCCCACCCGACAACCGTGACATTGACGACGCTGGCGGCATCCGCCAAACCCTGGAGAGTCTCCCCAGCCGTCAATACAAGCGCGGTATCAAACACCATCACATCGTTCGCGCCAATCGGCAACGCCGAAAGAAGCCTGTTGGCAGCCGTCGCCGCCGAACCGATGGAAAGCGTCACGGCTCTATCCACCGTGTCGGTATTGCAGATGATGATCTGTTTAATAACCTCGACTCTTGAAGCCGCCACCGTCGCAATCGTCGTGGTGGTCGTGCCCAACTGTGTCGGACCGCCGAGCCTTTGTTCTGTTCTGTCTCCTACTGCCATGATCTATGCACTCCTTTTATATTATACACTATTATACCCCAATATCCATAATCATAATTGCTCCTTCTGTCGATGTTGATAACCCGCCAGATGGAGGAATCGCTGCCCATTTCAAGCCGGTTGCTGTTGATGAGTCAACCATTAAAACATAATTTGCGACAGCACCGACTGCCAATCGAGCAACCGTATTATCGGCCGTGCCAACCAACAAATCACCTTTGGCATCAATTATATTTGTGTTAATTGCATTTGATGGTAGCGATGAATAAGAAAGGCTTGCCCATGCAGTTGAGCCATTACCAATTTTATATCTTGCAGTATCGGTTTCTAAACCAAGTTCACCTTCTGCCAAAACAGGATTGGCAGAAGTCCAGTTGGCAGCAGTATCACGTCTGAATTGAATTTGCACAGCCATTATGCAGAACCTCCAGTGACAGCAAGTATGCCTCCGTATACAGAGTTAGCGTGTCCTCCATCCATATTAGTTGAATTCACTTCTCCATTTGATACAGCACCAATTTCAACCCAATAATTATCATAATAAATATAAGTTCTTCCGGTATCAGATTCATACCAAAGATCTCCAGCTGCTGGTGATGCTGGGGCTGAAGGGGAAATAGATACCCCACCAGCACCAGCACCAAACTCTGTATAATTTGTACCATCAGTTGTAAATTCCCATTTATCCGTTGTCTCATTCCAACGAATGGCAACATTCGGAGATGTTCCTCTTTCAACTTCAAGCCCTGCATTTAAGTTTGGTGATGCTGTAACTCCAGAGTTAAGAAGAATAAAGTTATCTTCAACATTTAGGTTAGCAGTGTTTAATGTTGTTGTGTTTCCACTTACTGTAAGATCGCCTGTAACCGTAAGATTGTTTGCAATAACGACATTCGCCGGCAATCCAATAGTGACGCTTGCACCTTCGCTTCCTGAACCGGAAACACTAATTTCATTAGCCGTACCAGTAATGCCGGCAACATAATTGCCACTTGTATCCGTACCCAGATCAATTACATCATTAATCCATATAGTTCCGTTAAACTTTAAAAATTCACCAGCAGCAACTGTATTTGATATGGCAACATTGTGAAGTTCATCAATCTCATAACCATTTTGTGTTGCAACATAGATAATACCATTATTTGTTGCACGAACAACAACACCGATAAATACAAGATGATTTGGAGCAGTAGTTTTTGTTTTTGTAAATTGACCATTTGTTCCCAACCAAAGAATATCACCAACAGAATATCCAGCAGAAAGATCTATACCATCAATATAACCTCTAGTAATAACTGGACCATTTTGTGATGCAGCAATATTTGCACCGACAAGTCCAACTGTTTTTGAAGAAGTAGTATCAGATGTATAGTCTGCTCTTTTAACAGATGCATGATCGCCTGTTCCGCCGAACAAATAAACAACTGTTCCGGTTGTTAAAGTATTAGCCTCAGCATTCCGGACATAGGAAACAACTGGTGCGTACCCATTAACCCAACCAGTTCCATCATAAACTAGATTTTGAAATTCTTCTGGGGTAGTAATTGTTACGTCGGTTAATCCACCGAGTGTATCTGCATTCTCGCCTTCAGAAAGTAATGAGCGATTAAGATCAGGCATATTCTACTCCACTGATTGCAAATGTTATAGCATTTGCTGTTACCTGCGTAACATGAATACTGCTGTTAGCGGGTATGACTATAGATGTATTATAGAATACAACATTATTTGATAGAACACTAACATTGCTTACAATTTTATTTGAATTAGCAACAGTTGCACCATTCACAAGCAAGTGAATACTGCAAACGGCATTGGATGCTGTTGTGTTGCACAAATTAATGTTTTTAATTATTGAATAATTACCAGCTGTATTTGCAACAGTATAAACATTTGCGCCGGCCCCAACGTCTGATCCAACGTAGAAACTCTTGGGTGTTAAACTTGCCATTTAGACCCCCATCCAAACTAAAACTTCATTATCATATGTTGTTTCATTCATGTCTTGAATAACCGTTGCATCAAGAACATGGTCAACATAAGCACCAGAAGTATGTGAATTGGCTGTTGAGCCATCATAGCCTCTGTTTGAAGCAGTAAATGTATTTCCGGCTCTGGATGAAATTAATATTTTTTCTTCCGCCGCATTTCCTCTATCAATAACAATTACGAAAGGGTGAGCCCCGGTGGGAAATGTTGATGCGTCTACAACAGAAAAAGAACTTGCAGAATTATTAATATTTGCAGAAAGTGTTGTCCGCAATACGCCGCCACTAAATTCTCTTCTTAACATGAGCTCTCCTTAGTCAATGCTGATATCAAGATCGCCCGTAGCAATTCTTAATGTATCTCCTGCATCTGTTGTTTTATTGGCTGTAAGAGTGCCCCACAACAGCAAATTGCCGGATGTTAAAGCATCGTGAATACCAATAGCAACAACCGTTACTGCTGGCATATTTGTAAAATCAATATTTGCATCATTGGATGTAGCACCACCAGATGATGCTGTAAAAGTAGCAGATTGACGAGCGTAAGACCCGCCTGCTATTTCTGTTCCGCCACCTGCATCGCTAGGTGCAACGCTGTAGAGTGCAACATAAACAGCCGAAGGCTTTGTGTATGTTGTTGTACCAAGAAAATGGTCAATCAACTTATCTTCAAGGTAGTTAGAAAGATTACCAGCCATTTATTTACGCCTCCAAACTATTATAGTACATTTGCTTTTCTTCGTCATTCGGTAATCTAAAATTGTCTAAAGCCAACAATCTTTTAGCTTCATCGGCTGGCAATTCTAGCATTCTATTCTCTTGTGTAAATGTAAAGCCATTTGGAAGAGAATACGCAAATCCGCTTTCAAAGCAAACAACAATTTTATCCCCAGCGGGGACTTCCTTATTCTCTACTTTTTTTGGTTTTGATTGCTTTGTCTTCTTTGGGGCAACATTTTCACTTGTAACAACATTCTCTGACATAAAACTCCCTAATGTGATTATGGCGGGGGGAGCAAGCTCCACCCCGCCACGATCAATGACTAGCGACGATCAGAGCGAACGCAGCTTGACATTCTTTGCAATCACATAAGAACCACCGTTCTCAATGTTGCTTGCAAGTCTGACAAACTGTGTGTACTCAATGGTGTCGGTCTTCGGCTGGAACTGACGGTACACAGTAATATCTCTGTGGATACCAACAATTCTGTTGTTCGGGAATGTCAATTCGACATAACCATGCGAACCAGCAGCGCCCGAGTAGTCACCAGAAACCGTTTCCGGCATCAGCGGGATTTCCACCAGCGGAATGCCATACGGTGCGAGACCTGTTGCGCCAGGACCACCATTTGCACGAACAGCACCATTCATGAATGCCTGCTCACCAAATGTCGAACCAGGGGCCGGAGCACCAGCGGTTGCGGCAGTTGCCGAGTTGGGATTCTGAAGGCTGAACGATGTGTCCTGCACCAAGCCGGGACCCGAGAAGAAACGCAGTTCATTGCGCTTCTGCAGGTACTTTGTCGGCATGTTGCGAAGGATTCTGTCGTATGTTGCACGAGAGATGTTATTTCCACCCTCATCAACAGTCGTACCACCAGCAAGAGCAAGCTTGACGAAACCATCAAGTGCCTTGAGCAGTGCGTTGCCCGACGATGTATTGCCATTGATGAGCAAGTCATCCATGTCATTGGCTGTCTGACGAGCCATGACTTGGGCGATGTGATCTTCTAACGAAGCGCCCTCAATGTTGTCCTCAAGCGACTCTGTGCTGAGCTCCCAGTCCAAGCGCAACTTGACGCTCGAGAGCGAGACCTTTGAGAAGGTCACGGGAGCGTTTGCGCCTGTGTCTGTTGCCTCAGTTGCCTTTGCAAGCAAGCGAGTACCAATCGACAACTTGTCGATTTCCATCTGCGGGGTACGCATGCGAATAACGCGAGCGTTACGCATCAGGTTGGACTGATCCACCACGAAATCAATAAAACGGTTAGACTGCTCAGGCTTGAGCAGACCACCCGATGCATTACCGACGACGCTCGTAGTAACCTCGTCAGCCTTTGCAAGAATTTCTTCTTGTGTTGCCATAATGATTATTCCTCCTTAATTATGACTTATATCCCAAAGACTCAATTAGAGTCTGCGGGAGATAGATGTTGTTCCAGACCGACTTGGGAGTAGACTTAATGATTGCCTCCTCTTCTTCGTTATCCTCGGGGTCAACACTCTTTTTAACAGCGCCAGCGTTTGCGATTTCCTCAACTTTGGCAGTCTGCTCTTCCAGAGCCTTCTCAGTTGCTTCTAGCTTCTGAGTAAGTTCTGTCTTCTGATCTTCGAATCCCTTTGCAACCTCATCAATCTTAGCAGCAACATTTGCTTCAACTTCAGCCTTAAGCGAAGTGGCAAAGTCGTTAAGCTTCTGATCAATGACGGAGCCAAGAGCTTCTTTCAGAACATCAATATCCATTTCTTGTTCCTCCATTTGTTCAGTATTTACTGCTGCCTCGGATGAGACTTCAGCATCGTCAAGCTTTTCAAGCTCAACATCGCTTGGTTCCGAACTTAACCAAGCGACAAACTTTTTAACTAGTGACAGTTTCTTTTCATCACCATCAATAAAATTATCCATAGGTTTCACCTTATCATATTCTACATCATTTTGCAATTCAAAATGACTACTTTCTTCACTTTCTTCTTCGGAGTCAAGATCTTTGCCTTCGAAGTAAATCCTACCCTGTTCAATAACATCTTCTAAATCCTCATAAACTGTATCTAATAGAATATCCATTAAAACATCTTGATTTTCTAAGTCAAAGTTAATATCATTTTCGTTAATTTGGTCTAATAGGGCCACTTGAAGATCTTCTGCCTCAAAAGACTTTTTTGCTTCTTTTGCTCTTCTATACCTTTCAAGCATACGACGACCTTTAGCTGCAAGTCTTGCAGCATCAGACCTATCCTGAGGGACAGGTTCGCCCCATGCGGCAGCAGAAAGAGCCAATCTTGTTGGCTTACCATTTGGCTTTTTCATGGGACCAGAAGGGTTGCTGAAGAAGCGAACAAGGAAAGATCCCTTGCGCCGCATTTTTTCAGGAGTATTTGCCGGTCCTTTAACACCGGGCTTAAGGTTTGCACCCTCAGTCTGCTTAAAGTGTCTTCTGCCAGCAGCAGTCAATCCACCTTTTGGATCCTTAAGAGGCTGCTTTGCTTTTTCAAACTCTTCTTCGATAATTTCAAGAACATACTTCAAATCACCATCATCATTCTTTTTGACTAGATCAATTGTAGCAATTGCATTTGCTGGATTATCAACCAAGCTTAATTCACCAAGATTATATTCCTTGATGACAGAAACCGGCCTGCCATTGTACGACTTGCCCTGCATCATTTCCTTTTTCAGAATTTTTCCGCCAATGGAAAATGCTCTCAATGTGCCATCAAGAACTTTTTGCCATGTGCTCTCTGCACCTTTAGAAATATATGCTTCAACTTGAATAGCATTATACTCTTGACCATCTACACCTTTAACTTTAATTGGCTTATAGCTAATTGCTTTACCAACAGCAATTGGTGCATGCATTTCTCTAATATTACCTTGCCAATTTTTGAATGCATCAAGCGATGCATTGAAATCAACAAGATCTCCAACTTTATCAACATTATCAGCGGTTGCAATACCACTAACAATTCGTTGTTCTTTCTTCACCATGTCAATGGGGAAAGTAAGATTAAAATCTGTCATAAAGATATACTCCTAAGTGTATGCTATTTATGTATTATATAGCAAATCACCCAATGGCATAAACTGCAAGAGTAACCCCTGCTGTCATGACTTGGAACTTGGTATAGTCACCCTCAACCTCAACATAGTTTTTACCTGCTGGGATTAAAACTTGGTGGGGACCACCGTTCAGCTTAACAATTGCATTTGTAGAGCTATGAGTATTAATAAAATGAACACAAGTTGTGTGACCATTGATTGAAACCTCATTAGCGGCACTTGTAACTGCTGTATTGGAATAAATAATTCCCATTCCGTAACTCATTCTGTACCTCCTGAATTATCTTGGTTTTGACCTCTTTCCGCCTGATCACCAGATTGTCTTGGATCAGAAGCACCTTCTGGTGTATCTGCTCTGGCATTTCTAGGCTGTGAGGATTGATTATTAGAATTTCCTACTGGAGCACCCGGACCAGTCTGCTCCTTTTTAATTTTTGTCGGGAAAGGAAGCACTTCATCACCATCTGCTCTTTCTGGGAGACCCAGTGCAGATCTGACTTCGTTGGGTGCAATCACTTCTGTTCTCAGATATCTATCGTTAATTCTAGACTGAATATCTTCATCAATTAGGTCAATCTTCTTAAATCTCATTGTGAAGAGATCTGTAAACTCCATCATAACTCTATTAATTCTTTTTTCAATAACTGACTGATCTGGACCGACAACTTGCATCTTAAATGTCTTGTCTGAGTCGCGTGAGACTGCAAGGTTTGCATTGTCATAAACACCAACCTTTGGAGCAGGAACTCTGTTAGCAACAAGAATTTCATCCCTGTTTGCTTTTCTATATTTATCAAATGATGCGTCTTGAACACCAGCTTCTAACTTTTCAAACTTGATATCGCTATCAGCGCCAATAGAGGCAGGAATTGGAATAACAAGAGTACCATGATTGCGACCTTTTACTTCTTTCCTAAAATAATTAATAAGTTCTTGCTTTGATTGATTACTTAATTTTGCACCCTTGACTATAACCGCATACCGAGGAATAGCTTTATTTTCAAAATAATCAATGTTATATTCTTTTGCAAACTTATCGCCAACAATTGCAGCAGCAGCAGAAACTGAAGAAGGAACACCGTAATATGTATTCTTAGGAGAGTAAATCTTAAAGTGAATGATCTCATTCGGTCTTGGATCTGAATTAATTGGGTCTTCTGTTTCTTGATCTCCGTAGTTTCTGAAGAAGACCGCCGAGATTTTATTACTTCTTGCGATTTGGACAAAGCCATCTCTCTTCCTCCTTACCCGAACTAGTGTTCCGGGGATATGACCAATGTAACCAATTTGACCAGAATTATTTCTACCTATTTCCAAATAGCCATTTCCAATTGTCAAAACATCTTGCCAAACCTTAATCATCGTCTCAATAAAAGTCTCTTCAAGGTTTACATTTTCAAAAATTTCATCAAGTCTTTCTTTTTCATCTTGAAGCATTTTGCGAACACGACCAACTTTTTCTGGGTCGCCCATTGCTTTTTCAATTTTTCTCTTCGCCTTGGTTGTCTCTTCAAATTCAAAACCAACACCAACAGTATTCATCACTCTTGCCATTACGGAAGCATTGTGAATAGAGCTGGAATCAAATAACCCAGCAAGAGTATCTAGATCATATGGTGGATTAACAATATCGTAAAGTGAATATCCATCAAGAGTTTCTGGATCAATATATTTTGTGCCAGTGCCATCTGTACCTTCAAACTTTTTGGACAACTTCATTGCCCGCCTCTTCATTCTTGGCGAGAGGGTAGAAAAAGATACTTTTGTAAATGGGTCATCAATAACCTGTTTGCTCTCTAAAGCAAGATATTCAATATCATCAATCTCTTGGACAGCATTACTATCTTCAATATGAACCATTTTTTTATCCATGATTACCTCAGATTATCAAAAATATCCTCATATGGATCTGGAATCAGACCATCATTCAATCTTTCGGCTTGATCGTCTCGCTCACTTGCTGTAATCTTTCTTGCACCATGAACCCAAGCGACCTCACCTTCATCACTACCGGTCCAATATTTGGCTGCTTGGGTTACTCTTTTCTCAATATTTTCGTCACCAACAAAACCCTCAGCAGATAATACGCCATCCCCGTCACTAAGAGGGCGACCATCTGGCATAATCCAAATACAGACTCCATAAGTCCTTGGCGGAACCCAGAGTTTTTTGTTTTTGACAATATCATGACTCATTTGAATATATTGTACACCATTTTTATTAAAAAAAGAACAAAAATGACGAGTAGAGGTACAACTTTTCCCAGTTCCAATCAAATAATAGCATCTAAGAACCTATTTTATCGGACAAGCGCCGGTTGAGCAGTTATCAAGAGCCAATTCATCCATGTTAGAACCAGCATTCAACTGAACAGAGAAGTCAATTCCTTTCAGAATCTTATTGTATTCGTCTTCTGAAATCTCCTCATAAGGAGGAAGTGGGAAATTGTGGTCAACATGGAGCAAAAACGACACAGACTTCACTGAATTATCATAATTCTCTGCCAGCCATTTCTTCATTTCTGGCAATTCTTCTTTACGATAGTAAACAGTGACTGAAACAGCATTGTCTGCCCAGACAGTTTGCATCTTCTTAACCCATTCAAGCTGCTCAATGGCTGTCATCTCACTTGCAAGCACCGAGTTTTCTGGAGACTTGCAAGGAAATTCAACAACATAGCGAGTATGGTCTTCTCTTCCATCAAGACCAACATCCCAAACCACTTTGTATCCACGCTTTCTGCATGCTTCAACTAGTGGATCAGCAGAACCAAAACGAACTCTTCTAATATAATACTTAGCAAAGGCAGGGTGAATACCAGGAGTTACTCCAGGAAGCAAAGACAGAGTGCCAGATGGCTGAACTGTTGTTAGTCTAACAGATGTAGGCCATCCTTTTTCCTTGCTATACTCCTTATCAAACTTTCTAAGATTTTCATACACATCAGACAGCCACCCAATTTTTTCTTTAGAGCACTGAAGGATGCCTGTAATAGACTGGCCTAAGCGAGCATTCTTATGTACGATCTTATTTGTCTTATCATATGGATAGCTTAGTCTGGTAACTTGCTTTTGAATCTTATAAAGCAGAACTGAAATTTGCTTGAACTGCTCGAGCGATTCAACATTGGGCAAGAAAATAGTTGCGAGGTTGCAAGACTCTCCATCAGCAAGAGCAATCTCTGCACATGGATTGAATCCTTCAATAGAAGGATCACTTGCATGTTCACCAAGTCTTCCAACAGATCTAGCAAGCTTTCTGTTCACAAGACCATATGGCTCACCAGAGCCATCATAACCCTTCCAAAGCTCCGGCATAATTTGATCAAAGGCATCAGCGTAGATTGAATTATTACTATTTGCTCTCCAAGCAGGCACTGAGCCAGATGACCAGTTCTTTGCTCGCAAGAAAAGAACATCGTCTGGATCACCGATTGCAATTTGTGCAGAACGACGAGACGAACCAGAGACAACAATTCGACCAATAATATTGCAAATATCAAGCACATCTACTGAACGCAGTTTCTTACCGATACGATTGTTCAATACCTTGCAAATATCATCAATACCATCAACGAGCGCGCCAGGACCAGATGCGGTTCCACCAAATGTCTTCAATGGAGCGCCAAACTCACGAATAAGAACAGTTGAATATGTAAAACTCTTACCAGTGATAAAGTAAGATTCAAGAACTTTGTGAAGTAACTCTCTCCAGCCCTGACGAGAATCTGGGACAATAAAATCGGAATCATTGCTCCGCTCTGCCTTGATTGATTTGACTTCCTTAACTTTCGGCAAGTCATGAATCTTTGATCTTTCAACAGAGAATCCAACTCCTCCACCAAGCATCAAATAATCAAACAGTAATTCAAAATCTTCAATCTTCTCAATATTTGTGAAGAAGCAATTATTTAGCGATGTGCCAGAAAATTTTGATACAAGCGGAGTGCCAAGTTGCCACAATGCTCGGCCGGCAACTGTGCAGCGCAAATTATACATGTGATCAAACAATTGCTCTGCTTCTTTTTCTGTGAACGGAACGCCAATCTCAATTGCTCCGTCAATGATACGTTTAATGGTTTCAGTCCAAGTCTCTGTTCTGTCAAGACCATCAATCTTGCGACTATATGTTCGCAGGTAAACAATTTCACCCAATCCTCCAAAACCCCAAGGCGGAGTCTGATTGTTGTACGAATTAATAAATTCCTGTGACAGGATTGACATAACACCTCCAAAAAGATAGAAATACAATTTTATTAGACGACTTGCGTAAAGTCAAAAAATAATACTAAGGACTACGAAAAAGATTTTTCGTAAAATTCCAAACGCTCGAGAATCTTAGCAGCGGTAGAGTCCCAAGACCACTCAGAGTGAAGAATTTTTGCCGACTTGACAAAAAATTTTTTAACATCATCATATTCGCTGACAACATTTTCCATAAGATCAACAAGTTCATCAAAATCTGGACTTGCCCACTCGCCAGTATCTGTTGCATATAGTTGATCATTCCACATTGCCTTATCCAAATTTGCACTTAATGGAATTGCGTAATGTGCAAAATCCGCACAACCAGTAAGATTTGTTACAATTGTTGGAAGTCCAGTTGCAATTGCCTCAAAGGGAATCATTCCAAAACCTTCACCCATTGTTGGATAAATTAAACAATGCGCCTTGTGATAAAGAGCAACCAGGTCATCAAGGCCTAGGCTTTCTGGAATCGCTACAATTTGTGGATGCAATGACGCCGGCAATAAACGACCGTTGATATATACTTCAGCAAGACAAAATTTATCATATTTCAAAATAAGTCTAAAATCCTTATTGCCTTCATATAACTCAAGAAATGCATCAACTGCCATTTGAGCATTTTTTCGTTTTGAATCTCCGCCAATATGCAAAAAATTAAATGTTGATGTTAATTCCCTTTCAACGATTTTAAAATCTTCTGATATACCATGGGGAATAACATGAATGTTTGCATTAACATTATGAGATTCGTAAACACTTTTTACAAAATTTGATGTTGTCCAAATCTCATCACAGCGCCGCATGTTTTCTAACCAATGTGAAGGAATTTTTGTAGATTCCCATGGCGTATATCCAACTGTGTATTTTGAATTAAATTGATAATAAGTTGCTGGACAAAAATTAATATGATAATTAATATCTGGTCGATTATAAAAAACAGCACATTGTTTTTTCTGTAGGGCCTTAATGGTTAATAGCGCAGCATTAACATATCCAGGACTAAACCAATTCTCGCCAGATGCGTCTTGACGATTCAAACTAAACCAACTAATTTTTTTCATTGTGCTTCCTTTTATAGAGAGTTTTCGGTCAGGGAGGAAACATTTATACATTTAACTCCCTTTCTGATTAAAGCACTTGCCGTGCCTCCGGAAATTTCACAACTAATAGGTTGGTTAGTAAAAACACATCTTGCAGCCGCTAGAAAAAAACTATCTACCCGGATAATACTAATATGTTCCGGATCAAGAATAACCGCAGGTCCGTAATCATCTGATTCAACTACTGCGACGATCTGCATAACATCTACCATAGCATTGTTTTTTTTATTTTCATACCTTTTGTGTTTTTTTTGAAAAAGTCTGTATGCTTAGTTATACTAAGTATGTATAGTATACTAGTTATATATTAAGTATATTAAGTATACTTGATATACTTAGTATACTTAGCATGCTATGCATGCGTAAGCATATCAGATTTTTTCACTTCACGTGACAAATTTGCAATTTTTCTGGTATGCTCTCGCCAGGAGGTTATATGAGTAAAATTATAACAGCAATTCTCTGGCTAGTGATTACATCTTTAATCTTAAGATATTCTTTGATTTTTGGTTTTGATCATGATACCGGAATTATTGGATCGTCTTTATTGTCTTTTTTGGTCTTATGGCTTTATGCTTTTTTTAAGACACCGACTAGAGGCAAGTAATGCGTATTGTAAATTACGATGAAGATATTGAGTATGAAGATATCCCTTCTCTTCAGGTTGTAATAAAAGCCGTTCCTTTTGAAAACAACTACATACCTTCATTGATAATTATGTCTCCAGATCAAGAATACCCAATGTCAATTGATGAACTTAATGCTTTAATGGATGGCATAGAAATTGCAAAAAATAAAATAGATGAAATAATTTCTTATATTTTAAAATCAAAAATTTTTGATAAAAATGGAAACGATATGTATCAGTTTAACTTAGAAGACGCAGAAGATCTTGACGAGGTAGAAATTGAAGAGGAGGATGATGAATAATGCAAGTTCATATCCTTGGTGGAAAAATTAAAGATTTTCCCTACCCCGACAGATCATGTCCATTTTGTAATAAAGTTTTATATGTTGTAAATGCTATTCATGTACAGGAAGATAAATTTCAATATAAAGCGTTATATTTTTGCACAAATCCAAACTGTAGCGCATATGATGAAGGTGCTAGAAAAGCTTATGCCAGAATAGTATATTCTTCAGAAGATGCATTTCAGGCTTTTCACAGAATAGAAATACCGGTCCAAAGATGGTCAAAAGAAGATTTGGTTAGCTATTATCAATAAATAATGGTATTATATATAATTATGCCAGTTGAGTCATGTTCCTTTGAAGGTAAGCCCGGTTTTAGATGGGGCAACCAAGGTAAGTGCTATACGTACACAGCCGGAAGCGAATCATCTATGGAAAATGCAAGACGCTCTGCTCAAAAACAAGGTTTGGCAGCAAGATTGTCTGGTTACATGGAAAAGGAAAATGAAGTAACTACTCAATCAATGGGCTCTGGAATTAAAAACCCGCAACAGGGATACCCACAACCCAAAAAGAAAAAAAAGAAGAATGTTATTCTTGATGACATTGTAAAAAATCTTGATACTTGGTTTAGGGAGCGATGGGTTGATATTTCAAGACCAAAGCCGGGTGGCGGTTTTGAACCTTGTGGTAGATCAGACGCAAGCACTGGCAAATATCCCAAATGCGTTCCGGCAGCAAGAGCTGCAAGGATGTCCCCCGAGCAAATCAGATCAGCTGTGCAGAGGAAGCGCCGCGCAGAATCTACCCAGACAAGGGAAGATAAAAAACCAATTTATGTCTCAACAGAAAAACGAGAAGTTTCTACTCAGGAAAGAGAGAGATTGGCTAGCCGTGGTGCAGCAATGCCTGACGGATCTTACCCAATAGCAACTGTTCAAGATTTAAGAAATGCAATACAGTCTTTTGGTCGTGCAAAGAATCCAGCAGCTGTTAAAAGGCATATTATTCGCCGCGCAAGAGCGCTTGGCGCAATTAAAGAACTTCCAGAGTCTTGGACAGGTGGGGAAATGCAAAAAGCATCAAGAAATGTCCCCACAAACCCATCCCTTTATGCTAGAGTAAAAGCAGAAGCGAAAAGGAAGTTTGATGTTTATCCATCAGCATATGCAAATGCTTGGCTTGTCAGAGAATACAAGCGTCGTGGTGGAGGATACAGGGCGGTTTCAAAATGAATGCTATTAATAAAATAGCAGAAGATCTTGATGAGCAGGAAGCAGTCCTTGCTGACTTGCTTATTGCAATAACTCAACGATACGGTAAGTTTAATGAGGATAGTGTTGGCGTTTGGGCCGGTTATGATTCCGCAGAAGAGAATGATGTTGCAGATATTGGTGTTAAGTGCGCTAATTGCGTTCTTTATGAAGGCGAAGGTGTTTGTAAGATTGTTGCTCATGCCGTTGAGCCAGAAGGTAAGTGCAGATTTGCCATTATTCCAGATGGAGTTGTTCAGTTAGAAGAGGATGAGACAATGGGCAACGAAATGAAAGATGAAAATGAAATGGAAGAGGACGAGGAAGAAGAAAAGAATGGTGAAGAAGAAGAGGAAGACGAAGAGTTAGAACCAAGTCTAAAGCTCCGCCAACAAATGCATTATGAAGTTCTAGAATCCATTGCTGAAAAATACGGCAAATGGGATCAGAGTGCCGGAGCTAATGGAGCCCACTACGCTCCGGCAGAAGTAAACCCCTTTAAAGAGCAGGGCATGATTTGTGCCAACTGTATATTCTATGAAGGTGGTCAGGTTTGTGAAATAGTTTCTGGTACAATTGAACCCGAAGCAATTTGCAAGCTTTGGATTATAGATGAGTCTCTTTTGAGACAGTCTGAATAATAGGAGGAAAAATGAAATTTATTAATATTCCGGTTGATAACGCGGAAAAAATGGTTGAGCAGCACAAGTTTCTTTTAAAAGAAGCTCTTCGTGCAGCAGCATATCATCAAGATCAAATTGATGCTCTTTCTAAGGCTGTTAAAGATGTTACTTTTATGCTGACGGAAACAAAACAAACAGTATCTGGTTCTGATACAGGCAGTACAGATGTTGGCGATACAAATCCGGTTCCAGCCCCAATTACAAATCATAATGACGATGGCGCAGTTGAGGTTGTGAAGAAAAACGATCTGATTGAATTAATCAAGCAGTATGAAGAAAAGCATGGTAAGTTTGACATTGATGCAGACATCATTGCAAGCTTTCTTTTAACAAAGTAAAACAATGGAAGCGGTATTAGTTGCAGTTATTACTGCCGTTGGTGGTGTGCTGGCTGTATTAGTTCAAAAAAGTAGAGAAGAGAATAAAGAAGATCATGGTAAGGTAATGGAAAAACTTATTGATCTTCATAAAGACGTTCATCATGTTGAAATTAAAATGGATCATGTTGAAGAAAAACTTGACTCTCATCTTTTAGACCATTCAAAAGAAAAAGTTAAAACAAAGAAAAAATAAGTCGCTGGGCGACAATTCTGGGTTTGAAGTATTCTGCAAGGTTATTTCAGGCGTATAGGATTGCTCGCCCACTTATTTTTAAAATAACTTTACAAACGCCATTTTAATTTTATTTTGTATGCTAGTATGTGTTCATGAGCGACACATCAGAAACCCCAAAGCAAGAAGAATCTAATCAATGGAAGATCCCATTCTCTGAAGTTGAAAAACGTTATGAGCAAGCGATGCAGCAACTTGGCGATATTTATAAAAAGGCGGAAAGGGAAGTCTCCAGTGTTTTTTATGGTTACTACAAAGGCTGGAATATTCCAAAAATTGTAAGACATTATTCTGTTCCGGTAGACTTGGCAAAAGAAGTTTGGAATAAATTAGGATTTGGTGAGCAAGGGGGTGAAGTTAAAGTGACAAGAACGCGGTCAAAGCAAGAAACAATTGTTGGATTTTTAAAATCGAATGTTGGCAAAGTTGTTACACCGGCAGAAGTTTCTAGCAATTTGAATATTTCTCTTCCGACTTTCTATAACTTTTATAATGCAAATAGACATTTCTTTAGAAAAGTTAAGAGGGGTACATTTGAGATTCTTAATCCAGATGTTGAAAGAGCCAATAAAGAAAATCAATAAAACACAGCTTGCTCCCATCCATGACAGTAATTAAGACCTCATACTCTACAAATGAAAACATGACGTGGGAGCAAGCTGCTTTTCAAGCAGCAGAACAAATCTGGCATCGCCATACAACATATAAAAATTTCAGCATACCGCCTTTTCTTAATGCTTTTGAATCTGAAATTTCTAATTTAAGAAATGCAATTGACTATTATATTAAATCAGATTTATATTTGGAAAAAATAGAATGTTCGGTTGAAAATAGAAAAGACCGCGATGAGCACAAATATCTTTGGTGCGTCATGGCATCTAATGCAATTAAAGGAATAGGAGCACTTTTTCCAGAACAAAAAATACAAATGTTAGATGTTCTTCTTGTTGTTATTAATAAACAAAAAGATTATGGTCATAACAATGTTGCAATGTTTGGAATAACCGGATTGGTAATTAGGCTTCATGATAAAATTGCAAGAGCAGAAAATCTTATGGATAATCGAAAAATGAAAAACGCTGTTCAAGGCGAAAGCCTGTATGATACTTTCTTAGATATAATTGGCTATTCAATTATTGCATTAATGTGGTTAAATAACACTTTTATGTATGAGTTGGGAGATTCTAAATGAAAAAAATTTTGCATAAGCATCTGATGATTAGAGGTCTTGCACAAAGACCACCAATGGATGCAGAAATTACGCACTATTGGCTAAAAAGTTTGGTTGAAAAAATCAATATGAAAATTATTCGTGGGCCATTTGTTTCTTATGTTGACGCACCAGGAAACAGGGGAACTACAGCTATTGTTATGATTGAAACTTCACATATTGCATTTCATGTTTGGGATGAAAAAGATCCAGCGTTGGTTCAGTTTGATCTCTACACCTGTTCAGAACTAAATATAGAAATTGTTCTTAAAGAAGTTGAAAATTTCTTTAAAATGAAAGACTATAAGTATTTGCTTTTTGACAGAGAAAATGATTTTATTCTCACCGATGGTTCTTTTTTAATTGAGACAAGCAATGACTTGGGCAAGATTATTTCTGATAAAATTTCAGATTATGACATCTAGGAAATAAAATGCAAAAAACTAATATCCACATTGAGCCATGGATTAATTCGTATATTCAAATTGTTAGAAGGAAAATAAATTTAACAGAATGGAAAATTGATTTAGCAAAAAAACCATGTCCTAGCGATTCTCTTGGCGAATGCGATATTGTCTATGGGCAACATATTGCCACAATTTCTTTAAACAAGGGATATAAGAAAGAAAAACCAGATATATTAAGAAATACTGTTGTTCATGAATTACTCCATTGCTATCTTGCTCCGGTTACAGAAGCAGCAAGTCAGGTTATGGAACCATTTGAGGAAGACATTCATGGTAGAAAAATAGTTCAAGCTACAGCCAATGCAATAGAATATCAAATAGAAAGAGTTATTGACAGGCTTGCAGAAATTATTTCCCCAAGTATGCCGTTACCAAAAATGCCAAATCCAAAAAAAAGAAAAGTAAAGAAAAAAAATAAAAGGAGATAACCTCTTATAGCGAAATTGTCATGCATTAACTAATACATATAGAGATAAAAATATAAAAAATGGGCTAGTGTCGAAATAGGCAGACGAGACTCGCTTAAAACGAGTTGCCAACAGGCGTGTGGGTTCGATTCCCTCCTAGCCCACAATTATTGCCCCTGAAGCATATTTGGCTATGCACTTCACTTGTAATGAAGAGATAGTGAGTTCGAATCTCACCTGGGGCTCAAATAATAGTCGGTCGCTGGGCTGTTATTATAAGATAAATTAATGAGGTGGTCGCAGGTTCAAGTCCTGCATCGGGCTCAAAGGAGGTATATGTTTATTCCAGATAATATGGCTAGTCATATTCAAAAAATTTTTGCTGGTGAATATGAAGTTCCATTTGCTACACCCAATCCTGTAATTTTTGATGTCGGCGCAAATATTGGTGGTTTTACCAGATGGGCTAATGCAAGATGGGCAAATGCACAAATTGTTTGTTTTGAACCGATCAAGTCAAACTTTGAAATGCTAAAGAAAAATACTTCTGATATGAATAATGTTCAGCTATTTAATGTAGGACTTGGCTCCAGTGATAGAAAGCAAAAAATGTATTATGGTAAAAATAATATTGGTGAAGCAAGTCTATTTAAAACAAATGAGCAAATTGATGATGGAGAAGAAGTTGATATTGTTTCAGCAGCACAATTGCCACAATGCCATATTATGAAGATTGATACAGAGGGGGCTGAAATTGAAATCCTTGAAATATATGAACATAATCCAGCAGTGTATCTGATTGAATACCATTCAGAAGAAAATCGGTTAAAGATTGCCAATTTACTAAAAGATAAATATATCCTTGTCGGTATAAAAGCCGACAAGCCAAATTATGGTATTGTAAAATACGCACTTAGAGAATTGGTGAAATAACTATTGGCGAGTAGCTCAGTTGGCAGAGCAAGGGACTGTTAATCCCTGTGTCGCAGGTTCGAGCCCTGCCTCGCCAGCCAAGCGCCTTTAGCTCAGTGGTTAGAGCAAAATGCTTATAATATTTAGGTCGCGGGTTCAATTCCCGTAGGGCGCACTGTGATATAATTATTTTATGTACGAGTACCGTGTGAAAAAATTATATAAAGTTGTTGATGGAGACACCATTGATGTTGATATTGATCTGGGGTTTGATATCTCCCTGTTTCAAAGGGTTCGTTTGGCTGGAATTGACACACCAGAGTCAAGAACTAAAGATGTTTATGAAAAGAAGCTTGGTCTTGAAGTAAAAGAAAAATTGAATGATCTTTTAAAGAATGCAACCAAGATTGTTATCAAAACAGAAAAACCAGATTCAACAGAAAAATATGGCAGAATTTTGGGCTGGCTGTTTGTGGATGATGGCAAATTATCAATTAATGAACAATTGATAAAAGAGGGTTACGCTTGGGAATATATGGGCGAGACAAAAGTTAAAAATTTTGAACTTTTAGAGAAACGCCGAAAAAAGAATGCCTGAGCTAAACGCTTCTATCCCACCCATTGAATGCTATGTGCGTGGCAACTTTCTAAGAAATCAAGTAGATAGTCACAATTTGAAATTTCCGTGCGTAATATTCGGTGTGGCTTCCATCCCCGACAGAACGCCCGCATTTCATTTTCTAATGGAAGATGGCGGGGTTTGGTGGAGAGCACCTATAAATGCGTTCTGCGCCCGCCCAGACGCGCCTGAGGTTGATTTAAAAGATCTGGTCATGTGGAACAGTTTCTCATCCCACATCACCGTCACCGTTTTTGAGCACATGCGGGGCATGGCAATGACATACATTGATCGGCATAAACAGAAAGTTAATGGCAAATATATGTTTACCCTCGATTGGCACACTCCAGATATTAATATCCTTGATACCGGGTATTCGGTAAATCCGGGGCAGCATAAATGTGGGCATGTAATCGAGCGGGAAGATGGTAACTATGCCATACAGCCAAATAATCGGATTAGATTATGGGATCCTTCATATACCACAAAGAAGGGTGAGAATCTTATTGATAGATTAATCAATGAAACATTATGGGATGTTGAAGATGGTGACAAATGGCTTACCTCAGATGACAACAGATATGATTACGAAGTGGTGGCCAAAAAAGATACTAACAAACCCACAGAACCCACAGGATTCACACAGTCCACAGAAGCCCTTGTGGTTGAATCAAACATTACCTATAATCAACCATTCCATGGAGCGTTTTATGATCAAGAGAGAACTAATGAGTGGTACTGGAAATAAATATAATCCCGGAATTTATATTAATGGGCATTATATTAATCCAAGGTATTTATTGTCTGCGACAACTGAAGAAAATTTAAAACCCGGATTTTTAGATAAAAGTTGTGATACAATGGAATTGGCTGATCCTGAGTGATCACGCTACTTGGGACCGTTATAGTTGCATTTGCCCAAGGGGTCGATATTTAAGACCCGGCCTGTCTTGTCACCCCGATTTTTGACAAGGCAGGTTTTTATTCTGACCCGATTATGTGAAAAATTTGAGTAAATATTTGTAGAGGGTTATGCATCATTTCAGGGGTGGGGGCGAACGTGTGTTCGGGGGGGTCAATAGGGGTAGGTAAGCCATTTCGTCAGATTATGGGCTAGCGAAACCCTTATGGAATAAGGGTTTTAGGGTAGTTTCGTTGACTTGCGGTAATCTTGCGGGGTTGCTAGTGTCTTGGGCGGTGGCAATACCGCCACCCCAACCAAGTGAGGTAATCCAATGAGTAAGAAGCCAACAGCCACCAAGCGCAAGGGTTCGGGTACGCCCGAAGCCAAGCGAATGACGGCAGTAGTCAAGGCGAAGCAAGAAGCCAACGGTAAGGCGAGGGTCAAGAAGCACTATCTGACCCCCTACTTGCTAGAAGCGGTGGCGAAGGTTCTCACCCTGCCCCGCATTACCAAGCCCGAAGCCCGCAACAGCGATAGCGTCGTCGTTATTGACGCTCGCAAGGTTGTGCGGACAGTCAAGCCGTCGCTAGTCATCCGCCCAGACAATACCGTTCGGGCTCGCCTCATCTCGCTAGCGGGCATCAAGGGAATGAGCAAGGTTGGCGAGGTTGGATACCTTCGCCTTCTGCCGAATAATCACCCCGACATTGCTAAGGGTACGGATGAGGCGTACCAAGTGATACTGTTCCACGCCAAGTAATCCCCCCCCAACCCCCCCGCCCCCCGCCCGCCCGCAAGGGTAGGCGGGGGGTTCGGCGTTATGGGGCAAGTCGATCGGCAGCTCGCCCCGGTCGCCCAACACGCCCAGCGTAACATTACAGATTATGGTCTCATTTTTAGTGTGTGTAATATTACGACACCAAACTCTACAACGTCTCTGAGTGTCTCATTTTTAACACGTAATATTACTAACCCTTTCACTTTATGACTTGCAATCCCCGTGTAAGTTTAGTAGGCTGGTAGTAGGGTAATCAACAAGAAAGGACAGCCCTATGATAAAAGAAAGTGCAATTATCCCGATGAAAGGCTCACTTCGTGGAATTGTTGTAACAGGCAACATTCTGCAACTCTGGTACTCGTCACCAACAGGTGATAGTTCGGATGTTTGCATTCACGAATTGACCTGCATCAACAACGCCCAAGCCAATACAATTGGCGAAATGCACCTGCGAGTCTGGAATCTCATCTAGACTCTCAACGACCCCAACAACCTCACCCAAGAAAGGGGGAAAAATGGAACTCACCATCAACATAAGCGAGTATGTCTCTTACTCGCTCATTGTTGCCAGCGTGGTGATAGTTAGTCTTATCGCCGTGCTTCGCAACCGTAAGTAATTCTAGAAACCCCGACACTTGTTATTTTGAGTGCCGGGGTTTCTTATTGTTACGTATGTGTAATTTTACAAGATCTAACCCTTTATGCTGTAATATTACCGCGGGTGGAGCTGCCCAGTTTACGTAGCAGACGCACCCGTTAGAATAAAAGTCCTATCTCTAGACATTTAGTACGCGCGCTGTAATCTTACGCGGTGTACCATAAATGGGATAGTTGGTAATCTTTCGTGGCGGTGCTACACTCGTAGCAACGAATCGCAACCCGCGATTCACTCACAGAAAGATACAACGATGGCAAAGAGCAACGGAAAGAAAGAGTGGCTGAATCTCATTCAGTCAGCCATTCAGAAAGTGAATCGCGTGCGCGCGAGTCAGCGCGCAAAGCAGATATACCTGAACCGTCACCTACTGAGCGCGATGGCGGTTGCGCTCTTTGAGCGACCCGCAATCGACGCGAGCGAGACAGATACGCGCTCGTGGTGCTTTGCGAATCGTGCGGTGACTGTCTCGGTGGATTCACTCGTTCACCCGAATCACGCGAAGAAAGTCAGCATCGCTCGCCCCGATAACACCGTGCGCGCGCGAATCGGTACTTTCGTCGAACTCGTGAGCGACAAAGCGGCAACGAAAGACCTGAACGCTCGCGAGCGCAAAGCACTCGCGATGATTCAGACTCTCACCTACTGCCGATTCATTCAGAACGGCTCGCCGGCGGCAAGTGACGAGAGCAACGCCGACGCAAAGAAAGTGTTCGTGATTCGCGTCAAGTAATCACGCGCGCTCGGTAAGAGCCGCGGCACTCGCGAGAGTGTCGCGGCTCTTTCTCTTTGTACCGTCTTTCTCTTTCTGCCGCCGATCGACGTAGCACCGGGACACTTACCTATTCGCAAGTGTGTACCATTATTGCCCCGTACCATTAATGTCCCGCTATACGTAATATTACCAAGCGGTTCATAAGTTACAGGCAGGTAAGTTTAGTGTGCGTATCTCTTTATGGAGATCTATCTGGGATGTTTTTGCTGGAGTAATATTACATGGTCTCATTTCTTTAGTATGTAAGTTTACAAAGGCCCGAACTTTATGACTTGTAATCGTTATTCATATCCGATATACTGAGCCTTGCCATATCCACCACCTACCGAAGGGATCCATATGAATGACTACCTAGTTCAGATACGCGAACCGCACAAGCGTTATCGCACCGTGCTACGAACGACTAGCGAAGCGCAGGCGCTGTTATATTACAGCGCTTACAATGTCGCTTACGGCGTTGCCAAGCGCATTATTCGTGGCAACGGCAAACTCGTCACTCGACTAGTCACTCACTGATTACACAGCAGTAAAGTTACACCGGGGAACCCCCTGCCCCGGTGTAGCTTTACAAGATACAGGTGTAATATTACCGCGGGCGTGTGGGGTCGCTACGCTGAGGAACACGCCCGTACCATTAATGGTACACATACGAAAAAGTTTAGTAAGCATTTGTAATCTTACACAAGTGTACCTTTTATGGTACATAAACAAATACAAAAAAAATGCGGGGCATTTCTGCCCCGCACCTTTTTTGGTACTGCCTACACTCGGTACAAATACACCTTGTAGGCGTTTTCATTTGTCGGGTCGTTTGCGTCTGTCGTGCCATTCACTAGGTAGCGACAGTAGGCGACCTTTGCCACCTTGCCATTTACCTTACGCAAGGTCGCTAGACGCTGGCGTACGAAGTTTTCGGGTCGCAAGCACGACACTTTGCCCTTTTTGTTTTCGTGTGCGATTTTGCGAATGTCTACGATAGGCGCACCATTTGTGGCACACCACTCGCGAGCGTTTTTATCCGCTGGCATTTTCGACATTTCTAGTGCCTCACCGATAGCGAGGTTTAGCACCTTGCTATCGTAAATCGGTTTAGCACGAAGTTTTTTTAGTACCTTATTTGTCTTAGCGATACCACCGCTAAGCACCTTTGCGAAGGCTTGCGCCTTCTTTTTGTTTGTTGCCATTTTCGTTTGCCTTTCGTGAAGGTTCGCCCGTTGCGAACCGTTGCCTTCATCATAGCGTGTCGAAATCTTACACGCAACCATACCATAAACGGTACACTGTAATTTTACACCTAAACATTTTTTTCACGTAATATTACCAAGCGGACTAATCTTACCTGCTTGTAATTTTTAGTAGATTTACTCTTTATGGAGAGTAAGTTTACTAACTTACTCTTCGTCTGTCTTGCGCCACAACTCGTCGTAGAACTCATTACGGCGGTCGTGCCATTTTAGGTAGTAAGGATACACAAGATGAACGATTAGAACAGATGCGATAATAATGGCTATGTTTGTCATACGTCCATTCTACTAAAATTACACAAGCATTACAACCATCATTTGTAATCTTACATGATGGTGGGTGTAAGATTTACTTTTCTGGAAATCTTACACCCACAGGGTAATGTTACATGATAGGTCTAGATTGAATACGTAATTTTACACGGCCCATTTCTTTATGATGTGTGAACCTAATCTAATGCTGATAGACTGTCTCTAATGCCAACGTGGCAGGCAACCAATAGGTTGTAAAGTTACAGGAGACAACGATGACAACATTCAGCGAACTAATGGAAGACACGACGCAGATGGTGAGTAGTCTTACGACACACTTCATCATCGCGCAACGCGCATCGGGCATTGAGCGCGCAGAAGTATTACACACGGATAAGATTACGTCCGCGCTGGAATACCTGAGCAATCACGATGCCCCGACAGTATCCAACGCCGACGCGATGGAATACTTGGCAGAAATGATGACGCTGGTGAAGTGTGAGCGCGAAGCGGTGCGTAACTTTACCGCGATGGATGATACGCACGTCCGCGAGTTTCAGGAATGGTGCGACATCGTTATCGTCGGAATGCGACTGCTCGCCATAGTCGAAGAATAACACGGCAGTAAACTTACGTCGAGGCTAGATGATTAGCCCCGGCGTAACTTTACACTATACCCGTGTAAGATTACGCGGGCGTAACTTTTGGGGGGTTGAAAAGTTACGCCCGCTGTAATGTTACGCAAATGTAAGGAAAATTTAGTACTCATTTGTAATTTTACAACAAAGAAAGTTTATGAAAGGGAAAACCAAACACTTGTTCGCAAAACACACGTTCGCCCTCAACCGTGTAATTTATCTAGTCTGACTAAAATTACGCGATGTAATTTTTCTAATTCGGTGTGTCTCCCGTCACACCCTCAAAAAGCCCCGATTCTATTGACTTTTTTGAGTGTCTATGAAGACTAGAATTACACAAAGCACTAGCGAAGTCTCCCTACCGCCACTAAGGTGATTACTAGTGAAGTCCGAACCCCAAGTAGGGCTCACTAGAAAGGCAATTACAATGGCAACCGACGACTTTGAGGTGGTAAGTGAAGATTCACTTACCTTCGCTAAGCGAGGTAGAAAGTCACAAGTGAGCCCCGCACTTGTGAAAAGCATCGGGGCACTCACCAAAGGCAAGGCGCTCGTCGTCAAGTCAATGGCAGTGAACCCGAACAGCCCAAAGGCAAAGACGGAAAAGGCAAAGTATTCCGCCACACTCCGCCAAGCGGGCAAGCAAGCGGGCAAAAAGGTGCGAATTGGCTGGTCGCCTGCGGGGATTCCGCAAGTGACGCTAGCCTAAACTAGCACCGAAGTAGTTTTACAGGCGCTCACTCCCCCCGCGCCTGTAAAATTACTTTTTTCTTTTTCACGTAATATTACGCGGGCGTAATCTTACTGTCAGATAAGATTACGCCCGCAGTAACATTACACAAATGTAAGATTACTTGAGTACGCATTTCTAACGTAACATTACCCGGCCGAAACTTTTATGAGATCTAATGTAACTTTACCGGCCCGCTACTTTACGGCTGAGTTGCCGGCTATTGTCGATCATTATTCTTGATCTATTCTTGACCTATTCACTCAACTATTATGGATAGTTTGCGAACACACGTTCGCTAGTTGTAATCCGATCTCGACCCTGCTAGTATGTCTCTTGCCATCTTGACCCGTACTCAGGTCACCTAGTAGGCGGGCGGTAATTTTACCGCCGAGCATCGGCTAGGTCTGAGTGTGTATGGCGCGAGCGTCGCTCGCAAGTTTGGGATACTAGGCAGACAGCGAAACCTAGCGCGCGTGTAAGGTAACGAACACGGCAGACAAAACTTACAGCAAGGGTCACGAGTGATTATCGTGACCGTATCCCACTAGTAGCGTTACTCACACGAAAGGTTACACAGATGTCCAAATCTGATGACCACGAGTTTGAGTTCGTGAACGAAAGCGAACTCAGGTTCGCAAAGCGCGGTCGCAAGTCTCAGGTCAACCCTGAGATCGTCGCGCAGATCAAGAAACTTACCGTAGGTAAGTGTCTGACGATCAAGAGCCTGAGAGTTGACCCCAAAGACAAGAGCCGTAAGGCTACTGTCTCGGCTCAACTACGCTCAAGCGCAAAGGTTGCCGGCGTTGAGGTGGACATTCAGTTCACCATCGACGGCGTGCCGACCGTGCGCTTGCGTTCACGCTCAAAAGCGTGAGCTCTGACGAACCTGTAATCTAACGGATTACGGCTCTAACTACTAATCGGCTTGGCAAGCCGAGATAGCGTATGGGTGGCAACAGCAGGCAGACTAGCGGGCGCGTAATGTTTCAGGGACTCATCAACCTGAACCTACGCGCTCGCTAGTCTGTTTTTTTTTGTCTTGTCGATGTACCATAAATGCCCCATACCGCAAATGCCCCGGTCGATCGCCACGTCGGCCGCGTTCCCTTACACGGTCGTAAAGTTACGTCCGTGCTATTTTTTTGGGCGAACTACGGTAATATTACCAACGGTAATATTACATGTAACTTTGAGAATTTGAATAATCTTATTTTTTATATATAATATTACCTTTATGACTACCTTTATGTAATCTTACGGCGGGTGTAATATTACGGCATCTTAATATTACACCCGAGGTAATATTACACCGGCTCTCAACAATTGAGTAAGCCTATTCCTAATCCGTTTCTTTACGGCCGACAAAACCTTTATGTAATCCGTAATCATACAGCTAATCTTTATGGCCGGTAATATTACCGCTTTGTAATCTTACAGCCGGGGAAGATAAAAAAAAACATCGACTTTTAGCTAATCCTTTACTGAAATGGTTTAGCCTTTGATCGACGTGATACAAAAGAAAATGGGTGGGGTTTTATCCCCACCCAAATCCTTATTCTTTTCGTTTTCGGTAGCGTTGGGAAACGCTTAGTCAATTATTTCTTGGTTGCCTTAGCGAATTTCGCGGCTGGAATTTTACCTTCGTGCCAACGAATTTCGACAGTCATTCCCAAACGCTTTGCGATTTGGCGAATGTTTGCCGAAACTGTTGCCTTGTGATTTCGGATTGACTTTGCGTCAGTCATTCCCGAAGGAATTGCCTTGCCGTGAAAAAGAACCCATTTGTCTGGGTTTTTTTCGACCTGAACGCGAACCGTTTCCACTTCCTTTTCGGAAATGTTTGATTTGCGCCCACGCTTGGCGAAAACCAAATCGTTTTCGGATACGATTTGGAAATCACCTTCTTTCGGTGTTTCGTTTTCTTTTGCCATGTTGGTTTTTTTCCTTTGTGTGTTGTTTTTGTTTTTTGTTTTTTTAGCGTTTCCCAACGCTGGGGACAACGCTACCAGCCAACGTAAAAAAAACCAACCTCAAACTAAAAAAAACATTATTTCATGCCTTTTCCCGTCGGCCGGGTTTTGGCGTTTCTTTCATAGATTTTCCGGCACAATAGTCGATCAATAGCTTTATAGGTCGTCGCAGGCTAGTGTAATATTACGGTTGGTAATATTACACCGTTGTAATGTTACATGGAGTACATAAAAAAAATCAACTCATTCTTTATCTAATGTTTTAGATAAAGTAATACCTTTATGGGACAATCATTTCCCCAATTACAATCTGAGCAGTTAGGCAACCCTAACGCTGGGGATTACATAGGTGTAATTTCCATCTAATGGCTTAGCACTTAGACATAATAAGTTCCGGGTTGTTTGATAAATCTTCTCAGATGTATAACTATCTATAGAGAGACTAATACTATCAGTTATTCAATCATTTATCTTTCCCGGACCTTTACGCTAGGATAAATCGGTCTCTTTATAGGGTGCTTGTGCAAAAGTGAAGGTTTTTCACTGTTTTTGATAGGTTTTTGCCCATTATTTTACAATACACCATAGAAATTATTAATTTTATACGCATTTTAGAGCGTTTTCCGCCTCATTTCTGTAGGACGTATGTTTATCTGTAGGACATATGTAACTCATTTCTGTAGGATGTATCTAAGAGACGTAACCCCTCTGAAAAGAATATCCCATCTATTCATCTTCTTCAGAATCAAACTCCCATTCATATCTCTTGATCATTCCATTGATAATCATATCCCACATCTTTTCAATAGCGTCATCTTCATTCCCGGCCTCGATTATTTCCGAATACCAAGCATTTACCTTATACTTTTTCATTTCTTTACCTTAGTGCTTTTGGGCTTTGATTTCTTAGCTTTTTTTGCCACCGCTTTTTTTGCATTTGCCGTCTTTGATTTCCGCGGTCTACTCTTTGGCGATTTCGTAGCCTCAAGCAGATAGATTATATAATCTACCCCTTCCAAATACCCATCCCAAAAGCTAAACTCTTTATCCCCGGTTTGTTCAGCGTATTGCTTTTGCTTAAAGGCGTCATTTCTGACCTCTTTAATTCGAGCAAAAAGCATGCTTCTTTTGATTCTCTCATCCTTATCCATTATCGCCTCCATTTTTCTTGTAGTAAGCTTCAATTGCTTCCGCAATAGTATCCCAAATCATTCCGCTGGGAATTTCAAACTGTTCAAATTCTAGTTCGTCTAAAACATCTGACCACACCTTTTCTGATACTGTATGTTCAAGATATGGCAAATTTCTATCCCACCACATTGCAATGATCTTATCGTCTGGATTATACATATCCTGTAGTGCTTTAATTATTTCCGATACCTTATGCATTTCTTTCATATTTCCTCCTTAGGTGTTTGTAGTATCTTTTTTGGACTTTTTTGTAGAGCCAACCCCTTCTAAAAAGCCTACGAGAACGCTCAGGAGACTCCACAATCTCTTCTAAATCTATTTCCCCGTCCTCGCCCATATTTTCACTTATAAAATGCGTGATCTGTTGTACAGTATCACTAAAGGCAAATTGCCCGAGTCGTTCCCTAACCTCTTTGGGAAGCAAATCCCATTCTTCTTTTGTCTCTGGTATTTTGTTCATTTGTTCTCCAAACGTGTGTTCGTTTTGCATTATTATTCCTTATGATTAGATACCCAAAATATTAGGATTGTTGTTCTACTATAATTTTGTTGTTAACCGAGTATATTTTGTCAGCCAATTGATTGAGATATAAATGAACTTCGTTGTAATCCCCCATTGGAAGCTTGATGCTATCGTCTTGCATTTGGAAAAAAATTTCTTGAATAAATCTAATTTTTTCTAGGCTATCCATACCCTGCCTAGCAGACGCATACCATTTGTGAAGTTCTTCTTCATTCATATTTAACCTCTATTTCTTGACCTGTTTCCCAAGGGAATGTTGTTACAATGTATGCCAATCTGTTGACAAAATACTTACCATTAACAATATATTTATTGTCAAGCATTGTCCAAATTTTTAGAGGATCTACAGTATTTACAAGACTTAAATCTTCCCCATATGTTTCGTAATACTTGATCTGATCATTCTCGCAATATGGCTGATATTTATCAAACCAATGGTCATATGCCATCTCAATTACTTCATTCATTGTTGCTCCTCATTTGTATTAGTAAATCTCTAGCAACAGGAAAGCCTTCTTGTATCACATCAAAATGAACACTATCAAGCCATTCATCGCCTAAATACATATCAAACCAAGGATTCATAGCCCAATTATCTATGTCAATCTTAGCTAAATCCTTGTCTGTATTGATATTGTGATCAAATAAATCACCGCAATGATTAAGTCTATGAGTATCGGCTTCACTATCAACATAGTTAATTCTCATTTCTCCATCGCAGTAAATGTTAATCGTATTCCCGTTAGTATTGTCAGTAATTGATGCAACATAAGTATGTCCATATCCCTCACAATAAAACGCAGGATCAGATTGATTCTTTACCAATTGGCCGGGATCAATTTTAAACTCACTCCCGAACTCTTTTTGCAGATTTTTAATTTCCTCTGAATCAACTGTTAGCGACTCCACATCCCCTACTTTTCGTTTTCCGATTTGTCAAGAACCCAATAAATCCAATCATAGTAACTTTCTTTTTCTTCATCGGGCGCGTGTTCATATTGATCGTTTAGCATTATCAATAACCCCTGAACAAGTTTTAGTTCATTTTCAAAATATAGATATTGTTTATCGGTCATACACTTTAGCCTCCAATTCACTAACTCTCTTGTTTAGAATGGTAATGATTTCCGCTATTGACTCTAATGATTTCATCGTTAGAGAATGATTGGTATCATTAAGCTCTTCCATTTCCATCAACTTTCCCATTATCATATCGTGTGTATCTCTGTTAGTCATATGTTCACTCACAATCGTGTCCGTAACTTGCTTCTTCCATTGTTAATTTCTTTCCGCATTCTACGCATTTTTTTACATAGATTGTATTGTCTTTGCCGACAAGTACTTTTACCTTGTCGACAAAGACAAAACTTTCTTCATTAGTCTCGTCTTGCATATTTCCTCAATGCTACATACAATCCGGCAATAATTACTGCCCAAATTAAATAATATTTACTGTCCTGCATTTGGCATCAACTCTCTTTCTGGTTTATTTGCTTTAGCCAAATCAACAAGATCCAAGAAATTCATTGCGCTTGCATCAGCAGTTTGTTGATTTTCGGCATCAAGAATATTCAGGCCAATTGCTTTTTGATCAAAGCAACTTTTATCCATAGATTGAATTGCATTTGAAATACGAGATACAATCGTACCATTATGTTTTGGAATTTTGAGTGAAATGCCAAGTTCTTCAAAATCAACAAAAAATTCTTTTCCATCTTCGTCTGTTTCATCATCATCACTAAACGGAGAAGCCACATCAAAAAGTTTTTCTTTGTCAATCGGATAACCACTTTCATCCTTAATAACATATGTCGGTTGGAATTTTCCGTCTGCGTCAAAGAGATATGACATATTTAGGAAAATGTTTTTCCAATCATATTCATTAATGTTGTCGTGAATTCTTTGCATGATGCTAAGCATCACCCAAGATTCTTTAGTAAATTGCCAGTTTGAATTTGACAAAATTACTACTTCTAATGGTGCTTTTTCTGCAATCCCTGAGCCTTCAATTTCAGCAGAGAATTCATTTTGATAATTAACGAAAATATTTGGATTCATAATAAATCCAACAGCACATCTTAGATTCGTGTCTGTTGTATTATCATAACCAAAATACTGACAGGTATCACCTGCTTCATATTTATCCAATTCTTCGTCATACCACTGCTCTTGGGATTTCTGTCCTTGTTTTACCATTTTATCGGTAATAAAGTTAAAAATATCTCTGTCTGTTACTTTTTCTGCTTCTAGTATTTTATTGGTTTCCATTGTTATCTCCTGTTTGTTTTGTTATTTGTTTACTTTTGATTTTTTTAACAATTTTCTTTGCATATACTGGATTATAACTATTTGATTGCTCTAGCTTTATCTCACCATCTTTAATTCTTGTTAACACATCTACTGCATATTTATGATGAATTGAATTTAACATAACTGTTCCACTATAAAAATCCCATTCTGGGTCATACGGACTTGCTTTTGGAACTGTGCGATAGTCATATTTTTCATTTCTTTCTGCCCACTGTATTTGTGAATAGTTTTGCGGTTCAAATAATCGAACAAATGACCAAACGGAAGACTCAGAGCCGTAGAAAATTTTTCTACCAGCCTCTATCGGAATATTTAGCCAATTACAAGCTATATTTTCAAAAAAATCAACATGATTTCTTGAATCATCTGTTAGCCATTTTGGCTGTTTCCAATCAAGAGCATTTGCAGTAGCAAATCCAGCAATACATCCAACGCTATCACAATTGAAAGATTGCGTAGTTTTGCTAAATGAATTTTTGCTTTTTTCATTCCCTCTTAAGCCAATTTCAAATTCATGAACTTGTAAAGATGGATTATTTTCAAGGTAGTTGCTAATTTTTGCAATGAATGTTGTCATGTTAAAATTAACAATACCATTTGCTTCAATTGATTCAATCAATATTTTAAAATTCTTTTGATTGTAATCTTTTTGTTTGGCTGATTGCAGCGATATGTCATTTTTTTGACATACCCGATTCCATTCGTCTTGAGTCTTGTCATCAACTACCGCTGAATATGTTTTAACCAATTTTGTTAATGATGGCTTTGTCATTTTTCCTCGCTTTTATTTTTTATCAGTTTTTGGAATATCAAGATAAATACCCTGATCACCTTGTTTACCAAATAATACACCCGGTCCATTACCTTCCCAATCTGCTGATGGATAAAGTATTGTCCCATCTGAAAACACAAGAACTATCGTGCTTTCAGGTTGAGAAAAATCCCAACCCTCTTCATTTAGTTCTTGTTTTGTCATATTTCTAATACCTGTAACTGTTGCTCCAAGTATTGTATTTTTTCCTGAATTCATACACTATCTCCTTTGTTATTGTTGCTTATATTGTGGAATAAATTCGTCTGAAAAGATAATTTCTCCGCTTGCAATTCTACGCAAAACATCTACTGCGACTTTGTAATCAATTGACGATAATTCAATAGATTCCTCTGTCCAATCAAAGTCATCATATTCATCATCTTCCCAATTAGACCACTCCAGATTTTGATAGTTTTCTCTTTCGTGATATGCAACAAAAGCCCAAACACTGGCCTCATCACCATAGAAAATTTTTCTGCCGACCTGAATTGGAATGTTGAGATAATTGCACGCAATATTTTCAAACGAATGCATATAATTTCTTGAATCTTCAGTTAGCCAATCGGGTTGCTTCCAATCCATAGCTATTGCCATTGCAAACCCAGCAATACAACCAACGCTATTGCAATTGAATGCACTAGTGTATTGATCTAGAGTATTTGCGCCTTTTGAAGTTTCTTCATAGTGAAGAGATAGAGAATGAATTGGCATATCAAGACTGTTGCCAAGATTTCTTTCAATACCCTCTGCAATTTTTCCCCAAAATGTAGTCATATTGAAACTAGTAATACCGTTTAGTTCAATTGCAGAAATCAATTCTTTAAATGATTTTTGATCATAGTCTTTGTGAGTCATTAACTCAAGACTACTTTTATTTCTATTTTCTATCAAAGTGAGATTATCATATCTTTCAATTTGTCTTTGATCATCTTTTACTTGTCTCTGCCTATAGTAATCCCCATAAGCATTAATAAGTACTGATAGTTTTGGTTTCATTTTATTCTCCTTGCTTTGTTTTGTTTTGTTTGTAATTAATCCATGACTGATTATACGAATTCCCAAATTGTTCAGTCCAAGCAAAATCTTTATCTAATTTTTGCTCCAGTCCGTAACTAATAAGTCTATCAAGAAAGTCGCAGTATTCTTGCGAATTAACTTTCAATTTAGCATTATTACCAGTTTGGGGATCTTTGATAAAAATCACAGTATCATCTTTTACTGGGATAATCAATGAGTATTGTGAGTTGATGTAGGACTGAATTTTTAATTCAAATTCAGACTTAGCATCTTTCTTTTGCTCAACCTTTTTCTGCTGTTTCAATGGCATCTTGTACCTCCATAATTACTTTCTCTGCTGATTTATCCATATTTAACTTTTCCCATATTTCATCACAAAACTCTTGATCAAGATTACTATTTTGCATAGGGCCCCATTGACCAATTTTATTATTCCAAACTACGCCTTCTGAAAATCTAGAAGAACAAGTGTCGTGATCAAATATATAATATTTATTGCCATCTTCATCTTGCCAAGCCTTGATGACATAATAATATTCTTTTCTATCAATATCTCCGTGTCTTTCAGTCATTCAGTTTACCTTCTTTCCATAGCTTTATTCTTGATTGAGTTGCCTGTAACCAAATTTCCATTTCATAAACAAGTTCATCAAATGACATTTGAAAAGGGTAACGGGTATGTTCAGTAATTTCTGGCTCAATTGTTTGCGGAAGTATCTCCCATTGAAGCATTAAATTCCTTGCTGAATAGACGAATTGAATCAGAGCATATTCGTAAGCCGCTACCTGATATGATTCCTTGCGTAAATCCTCAATCAAAGATGATATGTTTTCTATAGTTTTAGAAACAGATTCAACTTTATGAAATGAATTTTCAAGTACATTTTTTTCCATTATTCATTCTCCAATTCTTGAATTTGCTTATATTTGTAATCTACTGAAATGTATGGTCTATTTTTACTATCAACTTGAAAATAACCGCACTTAACAAATTCTAATAGTACAGCGGCCATTTCATGATTGATTGATGACAAATCTATATCTTGATAATTTCCCCTGACACAATCTTCATACGGATTGACGGCAAGACCTTTAAAGACATCTATACCCTCATCATCTTCAAAATATTCTAATTCTCCGTAAACCATAGCCCAAAAGCTATCGCTATCGCCATAAAACATTTTAGTACCAACTGATACTGGTATATTCAAAAAATTGCAAGCAATTTGTTCAAATAAATCTTTTTGGTTATGAGAATGAAAATAATTTCCTCTAGAGTCTCTTACTAAATCATCTCGCCAATTGACTGCATTTGCAACAGCAAATCCCGCAATACACCCAATTGTATCACAATTAAAAGCTTTTGTTGTTTTGAGAAATGGAGTATAGTCTTTCATAAGTGGATCTAAATAGTCATTATGTAAGCCGTGAACTGTATCAGAATTACCATAAGCTCTATCCTGAAGTTCTGCGTCATAAAGATGCTTTTCCAAATCTGGAACCATTCCCATGAACATTGACATATTGAAATGCTTCTTACCATTCAGCAGAATTGATGCAATAAGCATATCAAAATGTTTTTGATTATAATCTTTTACATCCATACAGGACAAATATTTTGTATTTTGTTCTATAATGTCATTCCAAGGCTGATAGTGATACACTCCGGCATCCAAAGATTTTTCTAAGGCCTGATTATAAACAGAGATAATTTCTTCAATTGTTGGCTTGATTAGAACCAGCTTTTCTCTTGTGTCTTTGCTTGTTTCAATGTGTTCGATAATATCTGTCATTGCTTTTCTCCAGTTTGTTTTGTTTTTGTTACTGAACTAATTGCTTCATTGCTTTATCTGTTGCCCATCGGAAAGCATCATCTTCAGATGTTTCTCCGAAGAATGATTCAAACCACATTTGACCAGATGCTGCATCTACTACTTCAGCATATGCATACATTCCGCCATATGTGGACTGATTCCTTTCATCAAAACCAGAAGATCCCCAAATGTATATGCTCATACATTTTGAATCTTGAGAATCTTGAAATGGAAAGTTATTTTCTGTTTTTTGGAAGTTATAGACAAGTTTCCAACTTACTGGACTAAATTGATAATTTGAATTTTTAAATGATCTAAATTTGTTTGTGTTACTTGACATACTATCCTTTTCCATTAGTTGTGAATGCTTTTGAGCCAAGAAATTTTTCAAATCTCCCATCCTGAGAGAATTGAAATAATGCAAATTGTGATTTCCAATTATGAGTAGAGTGTTTATCATGAACATATTGCATATAATTTAAAAAGTCTTCATTAATTTCATAACTTGGCAATGATTGCATAATTGCTTTTTGTACATTAGCATCATACACTGTGCAATTTTCAAGCGTATGGTGATAAAACTGATCATCAATTACGCATCCGATAGCACATTTCATACCTTTCAACCCACGATACGCGCAAGCATACTCATCTGTTATAGATATGTCATTCTGATTGTACAGAAATGAAGTGGCGTAATCAAATACGTCTTTATCTGTTTTCAAGTTGCTTAGTGTTGTCATTATTTTTCTCCCATTTTTCATATTGATACTTGTGATAATTAACTATAGCTCTTACAGTTTTTGCGTCAGGAGAAATTGTTTTGTTATTCTCAACAAAGTTTTTACTCCATTCTGTCAAATTTCTCATACCGTGATTAGTGGAAAGTCTAATATGATTTTTAACATCTTGCATAGTCATATAAACTTCAGAAATCTCCCACTCATCATTTTCGTCTTTAACCCATTTTTGCATAAAACCTTGGCCGCTAATTTCTTCAATCGCTTTTGAACGACCATAGTATTCTGATGCATTTTCACTTGAAATCCAACCCATAGCAACAGCCCCACCCCAAAAAATAAAATGTTTTGTGATCGGAACTAAATCAAATGTTTTCTGACCATGCTCTTCTCTTTCGTAATAGGCTTTATTGATATCATCTTTGTACATTTCAATTTCGCCAATATTCCACGTTAGTGGCATTATTTATCTCCTTTTGTGTACGATTTAAATGCTACGCCGAAAAGTAATCCGGCAAGAGTTAATACAATTAAAGTTAATATTGCATCAAACATTAGATTACTCACTTTCCTGTAATTTTGAAATCATTTGCTCTAAGGTCATATCGCTCCAATTTAAATCTTGATTTTGTTTAAATACTCTTTCCATTCGGGATTGCTCTTCATCAAAGGGTAGTCTCATTTCTTTAATGATTGAGATTATTGTATCAATGACTTCACCATCGGGATACAATTCTCCCGGCAAAGCAAGAATCTCCATAATTTCCAATAACGCCATAGTTTCACTTTTACTCATAATTCCCTTTCTAGGTGTAATGGTTTAGTTAGAGATGGGCGGAAATCGTTTACAACCCAACGTATGATTTGCTTAATATTATTGATGTGTTTTACCACGGGGAATGGGTTTCCAAAGTATAACAACCAAATACTTTGAATACACTAATCAATAACACACAATTTCCTTAAGGCTGAAAGGAGTGCCATAGCCCACCCCTAACCAAAACTATTTTTTATTCAGCAGACAATGTTACTTCTTTGGAAATTTTCCAATTAATTTCTGAGGAGAACAAATACATCTTTTTATTTATGTAGACGTATTTCCACATTTCACCATCTTCTCCTCTCCATATAATATAACTATCATTTTTAACACAAGGCGCAATTACTGCTAAGAAATAGGATTCATCACCAATTTTATTAGAATAATAAAGACCAGTGATGTTTCCTTCATCATCGACAGTTACATTAAATCCTAATTCTTCAAGAATACTTTGTGCTGTTTTGCATTTTGATGGATAATCAGCATCCATCCAACTAAACCATTTTGCTGGATGATAATTTAATCCTTCTGGCCTTGGGTCAGATCCTTTCAAATCTTTACTCCAACCACCACCGGATTTCAATTCATCTCTTTGATTTAAAGAGCACATCAATTCATAAGCCTTATCCAACTCTTCTTTTGGCAAGAAAAAATCGGAATCGGAAATATCAATATAATAACCCATTGCTATCTTCTTTCTACTAAGTGTTTATATTACATTGACCAATGACCGGCCCCACCGTTATCATAAAGATATTTAGCAACCTTTAGATTACAGTCAGGCTTAAATAATCCATCAAGACCTGTCCCACAAATTTCTTTTGTGACAGTTTTCCAAGTTGAATTAATCTGTAGCAAACCACGATCTTCAGATTTATCGCGATTTAAAGTCTTATTGTGAGCATTCGGGATACAACGACTTTCTCTCCACATAATATAAGAAAACAATTTTACAGGGAAACCCCTACGTTTTAATTCATTTTCCCATTGCGGACATCTTTTCGTTAAATCAGCAGGAATTTTGTTATCAATTTCTACCGATATCTTAGGCTCTTCTATTGGTTTTATCTCAACAGGAGAAGCTACCGATACAATGACTTTTTCTACAACATATTCAGTAATAATTTCTGGCTCTATGGATTCGTAATGGTCTTTTGTAATTGTATGACTAATTACTGAACCTGCTAGAGCACCGTATATTAAACCAATAGTGCCAAGTATTGGTGATGATTTTATTTTCATTTTTCCTCCAAAAGTTTAGGTTTTGCGTTGTAACGCATTAGCATAGGCATTTAGAAAAAACCGAAAGCAAATCAACAACTTCACTTTCGCTTTCTTAGTTTAGATATATAGAAATCACTCTCCTTTTAATAATGAACACGCCAATTGTCTACCTTTGTCATACCATTCTATTAAGTCTTCTTCGTAGTGCTTTGTCACACTTAACTTATATTCTTTAACCCCGCAAATAAATGCTTTAATCTTGTTCATCATCGTTTAAAAATTTTCGCGAGAGTTCATCTGCAATTTTAGGATGTAGAATAGGTATTAGTGACATCTTTTGTCGAATGCCAGTATTGTAATCATTTAGATAATTACTCCAAGCTTCTGCAATACTTATACCCTGTTCAGTTGCCATTTTGCTGAGCAGAGTAGTAATATGCAACATAAAGCCAAATAAAATACCGGGCATACCGCTTTCGTTATCATTAATATCATCCGCTATGCTTTCACATATAGACGAAATAATCTTGGTGTTGCTTGTAAACCAAGCAGAAACTAATTGAGCAACGATATCTGTATACAGAGTATCATTCTCATTAAGATCCTTTTCACTTGGCTCATAATCCAAAAAATCATTCATAATAAAATCCTATCAGTTGATGTTCGTTGTTTAGTATTGCTCGTGTGTATTCTGCACGATTGTTATCCAACCATTCTACTAGATCAAACTTGTTTTGTCTAGTCAATAAATTTCTTACCTTTTTGTAATCGTGTATATCCTCCCTATTGTTCTCCATTTGTAATATCGCCTCTAATAATTCTTTTTTCAAATTCCTCAATTGACATTCCTTTCTGAACTATGTCGTTGAAATAACTTACATTTTTTGTCAACTCTCTGTAATTTGAAGAATTTGGATTGTAGAAATATTCTTTTAGATGACCAATTGTGTTTTGGCCGGTTGAATACTCAAACACTCTTGCGTTCCAATTATCTGGTTTAAAACCAAATTCGTTTTCACACATTTGTTTTGCTCTACTAACTGCTTCTTGAACGGATTGAATAGAATCTACTTTAATTGGCAGTCTGAATTCTACAATATAGTACTGATCAAACTTAGGCATACTAAACCAATATGTAAGCAATAACTGCAATTAGTGCTATTGGTAAAATCATTAATGCTATTGGAATAAAAATTACTGCTCCTATTGAGAGCAATACTGCTATCCAACAACACCATAGAAAAAAACTGAATTTAGACATATTAATGAATCCTTTGAATTTTGGAATTTGGGGCAATTTTGATGCGGAAACCGTCACCTGTTTCATCAACAGAACAGACACCAATTTCGTTGATCTGTGCGTCAGGTATTTCTAGTTTAAACATCAACTTACCAATACGAACTAAATGCCAACCAAAAGATGGCAAGTATTCTATGACGTAATTGAGAGTTTCAAACAAATGCAAATCAGTTGTTTTAATTTTAATTTCATCTTTATGGATGGAAACAGGTGTATCCTTGTAATACTGATACATCAAGCTGCCCAATCTTTTGTCTGCCAAATTGCGGAACTCACGGTACATACTATCAGGCAATTCGCTCGTATAGTGATCATATTCGTGAATTATTGTTGAGACTAACTCTTTGATTGAGCCATCTTTTGCGTGATCTGAAGAAATTAGTATCCTTTTCTTTTCTACATCCGTCATATTAATTGTGATACCAAGAATATCATTTTCATTACTTGGTTTAAATACAGCAAGTGGGACAGTCATTTTGTCAAAATCTGGTTCAAAAAACGACACAATCTTCATTGCTTCAAGCAGCTTTGTATACTGACTAATATCTTCTTCAATATCAAATCTTGACTCTTGGCCGATAACATCTTCTGCTTTCTGAATTTTACAAGCGTTTGATAAGAATAGAAAAGCAGCATTTGTTTTGCAAAGAATTGGTTTTTTATTAGAGGACTTAATGACAGATATAAATCCAGAAATTAGTGACTGAGATGGTGAAACCAAAACTGCATTTTTACCATATTTCTTATGAAAGCATTCTCTCCAAAGAGGATTTTCTGATGCCAAAGACCAATGAATTTCGCTAATACTAGTCAACTCTGCTGGAGAATCATTAATGATTTTGTCTAACATATAATACTCAATTAGTTCTTGATCATTGCAGCGACTAATTGCTTTTGAAATCTTGATTCTCTCAGTTGATGTATATTTTAGAGCACGATCTTCATTCAATTCTGCATCTTCAATATTGTAATCAAACATTGATTGATTATCTTCATCTTGAACTGAGTGAACCAAAACTGTTTTACAGTAAATTCTCTCAGACATATCACGTTTTTGAAGGAATGAAATGTTTGTGTAATCGCAGAAATATTTAACCTGTCTTGATTCTGAGAAATACATATCGTGATAATCGTATATTTTCTTCATACCAGAACTTGCGGTAATATAAACAGCAAATTCTCCCGGAATTTGCTCAATATTATCTACAATACTTCTAGACCATTCTCCGTTGTCTTTGGCATTTGAAACAACTTCTCGGTAGATTTGCCACTCACTATCCCAACTCATAGTGCCAGCATCAGCAGTAAAAGAAGATTCTTTTGTATATGTTCCGTAATTGTAAACAATACAATTAATTCCATCTTCTTCTTTTGTGGTATATCTAAGTTGATAATCGCCCTTGTCGTCTGAGCCAACAAATACAAATTCTAATCCCATTCTCAAAGCTGAGATTGGGGCATACTTGATACCTGAACCAAATTGACCAATTGTATCTGGGTCTGATCTTTTGGTTGAGAGACCAAGTTTTTCTAGATGGAGTCTATTTACTCCGTCTGATTTGTTTGCAACTTTGATATATTTCATAATTGCCTTTCTACTTGTTGTTGTTAAACTGAACTGTTGTCTTATCAAACTCACTCAGAATTCTATTCTTAGTTTCTTGAAACAAATCAAGGCCGTTAATAAATTTCTTAAACTGTTCAACTGTAATTGTTGGTTCATTCAATTTATCAGCAGTTTCTTGCATATACTCTTGCTTATTCTTAAGGTATTGTTCCTTTTCTTGATTCAAGCGAACTTCAATTCTCTCATCAATAAATTTAGTCAGTGCATTAGTAATTGTTTCTTTATAAACACTTGTAGCACCTTGCTCTTCTCGCAGATGTGAAACCAAATCGTATCGAATGGTATCAATAATAATTGATGCAGCCATTTTAGCAGTTGAGCAATCAGTACCTACTGAAAAACTATCCATCATTGATTCAACTTCACTCTGAACTTTACTGCTCCAATCAAGTTCATATTCAAGATTAGAAGCAATATCTGAATAGTCAAGGCTGTCGTTTACAATTTCTCTAATGCTATCATCCAATTGATTTGCAATATCCGAAGCATTACCGCTAATATATTCCGAAATAGCGTCATCAGCTTTATCACTAAGAACTGATTCAACTGCGTTATCAAACTCGCTGTCTTGTGTAATGATATTAATCAAATTGCCATCTTTGATCATTTTGTGCAGCAATTCATTGACCGGAATACTGATTGGAATAGTTGAGATATTGGATTCAGTATTTTGTTCTGTTTGCTCTGTCATATTTTTCTCCTGTTGATTTGTGTTTGAATTAATTGCATTCCCTGCTGTTTCTGTTCTTTCTATATACTCCATATTTTTCCTTAGTTGAGATAAGTCATTTCTACAAAACGAGCAATGTATTCCATCATTGGATCATCATCTTTTACTTCAATTTGTGCCCCATCAAACCAGTCTTGATAATGATAAATTGCTTTAATTATAAATGCATCTTCATCAAGAAATACTTCAATGAAATCAGCTGGGCCACCCGTACTCAATTCAATTTTGATAACCGTCATTTTACTAAAACCTAAATGAAACTCATCAATACTTGTTTCATTATATTCTGAATTCTTGTAGTATTCTTCTACAAATTTAGCAACTGCTTCTTCAGAAGGTTCTTCACCTTGAGTTTTTGTATATTCTTCAACAAAACGATCGGCTTCATCAGAAACCTGTTCGTCAAATTCTCCGTTTGCGTGCATTAACATTTTGCTAATATCATCATTGCGAGACTTATATCGCTCATCAATAATGTCTTTGCATTTTACTTTATCTTTCATAGTATCTCCTATATTTTGTTGATTAAATCTCTTTCAGCTATCTCTCTACCCTTGTTGTATTCTTCTATAATATTTACATTAAGGGTTTCTAAGTAATAGTCATTCAGTTCAGCAGAAGGTGGATTATCTATTTTGCTCATTCTGTCGTGATATCCACGAGCAAAATAATACTTTCTGCTGAACGGAACGCTATGTACTTTCTTTGCCGACATTTAGGCTTTAGCCCAAACCTGTTGTGGCAAGAGATTCATTGGGAAATCAGGAAGACGATTGTTCTTCAATTTCACATTGTATCTGCTAACAATCAGGAATGGCAAAGATGTGAATGTAATTGTTTGACCACTGCTCATCATTGCTTGAGCCTGAGCAATAACCAATGAAGGATTGCCAATCTTAGCCAATACTTCACTCAAACGTTTCTGATCAACTTTTTTGCCATAGCGATGATAAATGCAACCGATAGCAGAAATCATTTGATCACGATACATCTCTTTGTTATTCGGATATGCATCTCTAAGCGTTTCCAAAGTCTTAGCCAAAACAGTTGGGCCGGCATTAGTGTATACTCTACGAACAGTAGCAACACATCTAATTACATTTGCGCCGGGGCCTTCATCAAACGAAGCACCAACTTTTGCTACAACATTAGCAATACCGACAGCGATTGAATCACCCGATACAATGCCAGCCTTAAAAATTTGCGAAGGTGTTGGCTTTGTGTGTTCTTTATTTGTCAAAGCAAAGATATGTGCTTCATCTTGAATTGACAAACCAAAATACACAAGCGCATTAACATTTGTATCTTTCATTCCCATCTGAATCAAAGCGTGATATCTATGGCTACCGTCAATGATTGCCAAAGTATTATCTTCACGCATTGAGCAGGTAATCACGCCAAGCAAATCCGGATTGAAATTCTTTACAATGCGGTTGATTTTTGCCGTAAGCGGTTTGCGTTGATATGTGTAATCAACGAACATTTCATTGACCTTGACATACGATGACATTTTTGAGATATGTCCTATGTCAAAGTTTGCGCCAAGAGTTTCGCGATATGGACTAATTGCCACATTCACAGACTTCTTGATTTCTTTACTAGTTACAGTTTCAGCAGTGTTTATTTTTACCACAGCTTTCTCCTTTACCTTGGTCTTAAGTGTATTCTTTTTCTTCGGCATATAGCCTCCTATTTGTTGTTAACTAACTCGTGTATTTCACTACTGACTATTACTAAGTTGCCAAACAATGTATCATTCATTTCCCTTGCCAACATCATATCTGCTAATTGACAAGCTTCAGTATACGTTCTAGCAACTATTTCAGTCTCTTTAATTACTCTGAGACAATACTTCGTTTCCATACTTAATAACCAATCCCTTGGCTTCCTCCTTTGTCAAATTGATGATTGATCGTGTAATTTTATTTCTTTCTCGTGGAGTAAAACCGCCCCAAACGCCAAATTTTTCTTTGTTTTGCACGGCAAAGATTAAGCATTCATCAGCGACAACACAACGTTGACACGTACTTTTAGCCATTTTAATAGAATGTTTGTCTTCGCTGAAAAAATCAATTTGAGTTTTTGATATTTTACATAGAGCTTTTTGTCTCCAAGAATCGTTCATTCTTACTTCAACAAGTTGATAATCTTCATTCATCATCTACTCCAAAATCTGAATCATAGTAGGGTAAAGTTGTTGATTGTTTTTCTAGATCCGGAAGTGTTTCTTCAACACAGATTCTAAAATATTCATTTTTGTCTTCTGGATCCATATTACAAAATATTGTTTGAAGATGGTACATACAGCTAATCACAACACCATAAACTTTGTCTTGATCGATTGTATCTTCATCTTCGTGAAATAAATTAACTATACTCATAATTGCTACCATTCGACTTTCAGGATCTTCATAATCTGTATCCTTCAAAAGATTAGTAACAGATACTAACAATTGATGATAATCAGATGCATCTATAACTCCATCTGGTATCTCATCTGGTTTTTTATTGACATTTTCAAAATCATTTGGATTGAACATTTTTCTCTTTTCTATTAATTAGTACCAAACGGATGAACCATCACAATGCTCAGCAGCAAATTTTAGCCACCAAGTTGCGTATATCCAATCATTAATCAAGTCTTTTTCGTTACCTCCATTCTCTTCATTACAATAAGTTCTTGCCTGATGCGCAAATTTTTCTGTATTGTCTGCCATATATTCAGAGAGATGTAGGCAATAATCAACACTCATTCCCTCAGTATTTTCATCTATCCCTTCCCCGTAAAAATTAAGTTCACTATCAAAATAACTATCAGGATTTCCTTCAAGCAATCTCAATAAGAAATTACCATATTTACCTCGATACCAACAATCAGTGCCAAGCATTCCATAAATTGGACGTGCTTCTTTTAGAAGAACTTCTTTTTCATATTCATTTTTCCAAGGACAATTACCTTTTGATTTAGTCAAATTGCAATCAATTCTTCCATCTTCATTCAATGAAGCAATTCCTTGCTTTTGGCAAGGATAATTGTGAGGAATGTTATCAAGTCCCATAATTTATCACCATAAACTTTCTATATCTCGTGCAATAATATCTCTACATTCTTTGTATTCTGTCTTACCATTTCTTACAAATAAAGCACCTTCAAATCCCATTCCTTCTTCTCTATAGTTAAGAAAAAATGATAGATTATCTAATCCTTGAAAAATTTCTTCAAGGCAATCATCTCCCGGAGACCAAGCAGTTTGATAATGCAATACAAGATTGTATGTATCTGATTCATCTTCACTAAAAGGCTCTTCTGTTTCCCAATAAGAATCACAGCAACCCCATTTAGTTCCCCAAACACCAAGAGCCCAACTATACCAATCTCGATAACCAAACTTTTCAGTTAATGTTTTAGCCAATTCTTCATTATTATTTGGAGAAGTAACGCCTTTGTATTCTATTGGCATAGGGCGAAATGTATTAAAAAGACAAATATCTTTCTGATCTTTGTCTTCTTGCTGTGGTGTAATTTTTTGCTTGAAATCTTCAAGATCTTTTTTAGCACCACGTATTGTTAATGTATTTTCACACCAATTCGGCATTTTTCTTTCTCGCTTTCTTTTCTTTTCTTTGTTGATCTACCATTCTAGCTTTTTCCATTGCTTTATAAAACTTTTCAGTTTTTCTAGTTTTGTCAACAATGAAAAAAGCATTAATGTATTTATTATAAGCAGTACCTATTTCTCTATCACTTGAATTTAAAAATGCGTGAGCAAATCTTGCTTTAACATCTTTGAATTCATAAACAATTCCGGATCTAAAATGTACTGTCATTCTTCCATCACCGCTTGTTTCAAAGTATTCATATTTAGCTTTTTCAATAATGATAGAATTGTATTTCTTTTCAATTACATTTGCATTTGCGTATTTCTTACGTCCTGGCATTTTAAAACAACCTTCCTTGATTTTTATTCCAATATGACATACTTTCTAAATCAAAAGGCGGTCGTTGAAGATTGTTTTTATCAACCCAATCAAACCACTCTTGATGATATTTGGCATCCCAATACTTTAACTGATACGCAGCAGTTAGGATTTGATCAGACGTAGGACTATCAGTTTCCGGATCCCAATCATATCCATTCTCATACATTTGTGAAACAATATTATCAGCCCAATCCGGTGCGGCTTTGTTAACTATTTTAGCACCATCACAGTACGGTAAATCATCAATTCTTCTTTGATGTATTTTCTCAAAATAGTCATCTTCATTCGCAACAGGATAGGCAGCCAAATTGTCTAGCCATTCCATAGCTTTTCGGAAAGCATCAGTTATATTTTTATCTTCAATTTCACCTTTACGATGAAGTATCTGACAAACTAATCTTGTTAGCGATCCAACAGCCCAATGTCGATAAGTTTCAACTCTAAAATGAGATGGAAATTCTTTTGTCAGTTCTTTAGATATGTAGTCAAAATTACTAACATCTAGAACAGATGAAGAATTGTTTTTGTCAATTCCACAAAAACCCCAAGTTTCAAACATATCTGTTGGCCCCCAATAACCAAAATCTGAAGGCTTTTTTAAGCCGTCAGTAGCGCATTTGATTATGTTTTTAGAATATGAAAAAGTCATACAAGTAAGCCTAATTCAATTCTTGCTTCCATATCCCAATACAAAGGCAACTCTCTTTCTATCTTGTAGACAATATCTTCTTCTTCACTTTCTGGAAGATAATTAATTACAACTTCACCGTATGTTCCAAAATCGTGTGGAAACCATTTGATTGAAAATGATAAAGTTTTACTTTTTTCAACCTCAGGGAACTGTCTTTTTAGTTGATTTATATAAGCCTTCATTTCTTTTGGGGCTTCTAAATCAAATTCTGGACTTCCAACCTGAGCACATTCTTCGTGTGTTGGCGTTGGCCCTAACTCAATATATTCCATAATCACCAACCGATCCCGTTTAGAAATTCTTCAAATGTTTCTTGAAGAGCACCGCTACCATTACCTTCTCCGGAAGCATAAATGTATTCTGGATCTCCATCAAAAGCAATAATTGATGATGTTTGATTAGCAGTGTAACCAATTAGTGCTAATTTAACTCTTCTTCTTTCAGGGTGTTCAGAAGGTGCTACATTATCACTTTCATCATCCTTATTTGGCGCAGCCCAACCAGCAGTCAAAACTGCTACCAAATCATATTCTCCCAACTTATCTGCGTGATGAGTTGATAGTTGAAGCATTTGATAAATATCACCATAATCTGTAATTTTTTCACAAGAAATAGAATTATCGTCTGCTAGTTTTACACCAATAAGTTGAGCTTTTTGTGTTGTTCTCATCTTATCAGTTGAGTCAAAGATATTTCTACTAATTAGTTCTAATTTGTCTGCTTCCATTACTTGTCTCATTTTTTTTCCTTTGTTATATCTTACTCTTTTGAGTAAGAAACTAATTTTTGCGTTGCCGATAGGACTTGAACCTATAACCTAAACATTAGAAGTGTTTTGCTCTATCCAATTGAGCTACGGCAACCGATCTCTATTTCTTATCGTCAAGTTCGTGTTGCCACAAACCAAAGTCTGGATTTGTTTCCAAATCCAATTGCCAATCGTATGGCTCAATTACTTCGTGAATTGCCAACACTTCTTTTGTAGTAGCATATTGCCAATTCTGCCAGTGTTTCTTTTTCATTGTTTTGCCTTTCCATTTGATTTTTTCTGTTTGATTACTTTCATTAATAACACGTGCATATCTTTTAACAAGTTCTTCAATATTTTCTGGAATCATTTAGAAATAATCCTCCCAACTTTTCCAGACTTTATTTCTATCTTGTATATTTAACATTGTTAAATCTTGAAGTTTGTCAAGCGTATTTGAATTGACTTTAAGCAATCCGAATTCAACATAGCCTCCGTTTTCCTTAGTTAAGGCCAAATCAATTGCTGAATGTAGATCAACTTTACAAGGTGTAATAACAGTCAATCTTTTTTGATTATCAAGATCGACAACTTCAAACGAATAAAACTGTTTATAGTTATCTGGATGACAATTTTCTACACGTTGATTATTTTTGTATTCTCTCCAATACTGAACCATTACATGCTTGTATTGGATTGTTTTTTCATCGTACTTCTTCACAAGAAATTTCCTTACTTGGTATTAGCCAACACCATTTACAACAAGGAGTGTTATCTGGATTAATTGTTGGATGACCACCTTTTTGTGTTAAGTTGGGATCAATAATTTCCATTACTTTTACTGAACAGTCGTGACAAAGAGCAACTTCTAATGGATTATCTCCATCAACAGTATCAAAAAATTCACCATAACCGCCATAAATCTTGAAAAACAAACCATCATCAACTTGTTTCAGGCTAAACCCATTCCAATCGCTTGTTTTTCCCCAAAAGACTGGTTTTAGTGCTTCACCACAAGATGAACATTTGTACCAACCATTCATTTCACTTGTTTCCAACGTCATACTTGATGCTCCAAATCTGCTCGTACATTTAGTGTTTTCAATTCTGATTTCTTAATCCAAAAGTAATTTGACTTATGAAGTAAAGCTGGGACGTATTCTTTTCGGAATTCACGTTCTGTAATGTCAAGCCCTATTTTTTGGCAAGGGTCTGCCATACAATAGTCATAGCCAGCTTCTTTTCTTTCATCAGAATACTCTTGTTCACAATAAATACATTTAGCCATTGAATTTGCCTTCTTTCTTTGCTTCCCAAAGTTTAGCAATAATCATTGCCTTGTCGGAATCTGAACGACCACGAATTTTTTCAGCAATGGCATAACATTCATTTGCTTCCTTATGTTTTCCGATAGAGTAATAATGATTGCCAAGCAATTCCCATTCTTTCCATTCTTTCTCATTTTCACTCATTTCAATTTTTCCCTTCTTCAAGAAGTTTACAGATTTTCACAATTTTATCTAAATTCTTATGGCCGGCATTATTCACGCAAGCATTTGTCAATAACCAATTCGCATCTCTTTGTCGATTAAAAGGAATATTCATACTTCTAGTTAGATTTTCTAACTCATTCAGAAGTTGCTGTTTTACTTTTTGATCTAGGTTTGACATTTTGCCTTTCTTTGCTGTTATTGATTGCTTTTTGCTCGTACTTCATCACCTTCATAGATGACGAAAAGAAAATCATTATCAAAGAGCCATTGGCAAAGCTCATTTGCTTCCTTATTCGGAAGCATACGGAATTCCACAATGTCATCTAATACTGGAACAATACCTTTCTTGTTTTTGCGACGTACTTTCATTCGCACAAGAGAAGCATAAAAATCCCAATCAGCTTTTGTCCAACCATCTCGATGATGTGGATAATTAGTCAAATAAGTGCCGCCATCAAAGTATGGCTTTACTTTTGGCTTTTTCTTGCGGCCGGCAAAAACTAAATCTGACTCTTCGACAATTTCCATTCCCAAAGTATCAGAAGAAGATACATCATTTTGGAGAATGTTATCTCGTACTTGTTGTTCAGTCATTGTTTGCTCCTGTTGTTTGTCCGTTGTGTTTTCTTGTTGGTTTTCCACTGTTGTTTCCTTTTCTATTGAATGGGTGAAAATAAAAGATCTTTTTTAGTAATTCCAGCAATTGAATACATACCTGATTTGTATGGCCAAAGAATGTGATTTTCGTCAACCTTAGAGAATTTATCATAGTGAGCTGAAAACGCACTATCATTCCAAAGGTTTTCAAAAATTTCAATCATAAACAATTTGTCACCAATTGACAAATCCATAGCCTTGGCCGTATCAACTAATTCTTTTCGCTCATCTTCTCCGCTTTTCCAAACACGAAAATCATCTGAAAAAATATAAGTATGGTCAAACTCATAGATTTTCACGGCTAATTCTCCAATTGTAGTAATGTTCTTTTCCATTATCATTTTCCTTCCTGAATGTCTTTGATACGAATTTTAGTGCTTTCATTTGACGCAACGTGAGAAGTAATGTTTATCACTTCGTCACCAATTTGTGCGTTGTTGCTAATTCCGTTACCAATACCCAAAATCGTATGACGATTTATGCGATTACCAGAAAACACACGTTGAGCGTATTTGTGACCGTCAGGATAAGCAACAAGAATAAATTTACCGTCATCTTTGCGACGAAGGAAAATCTTTTGTGATGCCAAAAGCTCAGACAAAAACTTGAGCGTAATCGCTTTGTTTTTGCCACTCTCAGTCAAAGACGAAAGCACAGCGTAAACATTTGTTTTACCGTCAGTCTCAACGGCAACAAATTTCACAACTTTGCCCCAATCTGTTTTTTTGTCTTTGATGGATAACCCAACCAAAGCGTCAAAAATAGTCAAATCCATTTCCTACTCCTTACCTTGATGTGTTTTTTTATCCGATAAATAACGCGACACAATAAACGACACAATGCCACACACAATTTGTGAGTTATTGGGTAGATAATAGCACCGCATTTGTCTCAACAGACTAGCACCGCAACACGTCAAAAAAAACCTCAGAAAAAAGATTTCTAAGATTTCTTTTGGGTCGGGAATTGGGTGCGAAAAATGGCTGAAACAAACGATCGGGGTATCCCAGCATTAACCTTTTAAATAATCTAAAGGTGGGCCACAAAAGTCGATCTAAAGCATTAGCTCAGGGGCCACGTAAGATTACAGCCACGTAATATTACGATTGGCGTTTAGCCAATTTTTTAGCA